TAACAGCAGCTAAACATATTTCTTCTGTTTGATGCTTAACAAATTGTAAAGCATAACCATATTGATTAACAGCAGCTAAACATAATTCGGGAGTTTGATGTTCAACATATTTCAAAGCATAACCATTCTCTATAACCACAGCTAAACATAATTCATAAGTTTGATGTTTAACGTATTCCAAAGCATAACTATCTCGTTTAACCATAGCTAAATCTTTTTCATATTCTGTCATACATATACCTCAATTCTTTCAGCAATAACACCTCAATTCAGTATATTACCACCATTATTACTTTCAAATTTATCATAATCTTCTTCAATATCTTCAGTTCCTTCAGCATCCTGTATACTCTCAATTAAACTTATCTTAAATGCTGCAATTCTATCGTTAACTGTTGTTGATTTAATATAGATAAACTCATTGTCTATATCAACAATGATGCCTTCTATAGCAAAATCTTCTTCACCAAATACTTTAGAACCATGTTGAAATGTTACAAATACTGTTTTGTTTAAAAAATGTGTAAGTAGTTTACTATTCATTTTGATTCCTTTTGTTAAATATCTTTATAATTAGTTAAACTTATAGTTAAGTTTTTAATTATAGATCTTAATTCTTTATTCTCTTCTTCTAGTTTTAGTATATATTCTTTATCTTTTAAAGTCAACTTTATTTTCTTTTGTATTGTTAATTTATTACTACAACAATCTTGAATTATAACTGGCTGTGTTGATTCTATAACTAACAAATTTCTAGAAACTAAATCAGTTAACTGTTCTAAGATTAACGATTGTTCTGTTTTCATAGCTTCTTCAACTAATTGTCTTGCTAAATGTTCAGTATAGCTCATTATTCCTCCTCTTCCCATTCTATTTTTAATATTTTTCCAGCCATGGATGTTCTAATTTCTTCAGCATCTTCTATTGATAGAAATAGTCTATAATCCACTCTAAATTCTTTCATCATATCATATTTATGTAAATAAATGTATCTTTCTTTTTTAACTTTTACTTTATATTTTTCCCAATCATCAGCAATTAAATCATCTTTAAATACTATATAATTAGTATCAAATCCTACCCAATCTCTATCCATGTATTGTAATGCATTATCTGAATCAAAGAAACAATATACATTATATTTTTTATAATTAGGTCTAGTAAATTTCTTAAATCCTTTTTCTATACACTCTTTTAACGTCATATATCTCACCTCCGTTCGATTATTTTATTGTTTTTTTAATATAGTTCTTACCTTTATAAGATATAATCCCAATAAATAAAATTACATAAAATATTATTAGTAAACATATAAGTAAAATCATTTTTAATTAACTCCTGATATATAATACCAATCTTCTTCAATATTGTCAAAACATTTATCTAACGTCCACAATTTAATATTTTGTTTAGGAATATATAACTCTATTAATTTTTGCATACTAATAAGATAGTCATCATATTTTTCATCTTGTATATGTAATCTAATATTTATATCCTTATATTTTTCCCATTGATTCACACATAACAAACTGTGTGATATACTATTATGACAGCTAATATTAATACCATTAATTCTTTCAGGTCTAATTAACATTTGTGGCATTAATCTACCGTTAGTATATAACCATAATTTCGATTTTGTTTTTCCTAAAATCTCAAGATAATTGTTAAGTTTTTCTGGACATATACCTATTTCTCCACCAGTAATTGATATATTTTCATAATTTTGAACAAGTATTTCATCTAAAGTTGAATTTTGAAACTTATTTTGTACAGCATCTAACTTATTACAACAATAAGAACAATCTAGATTACAATCCCATGTTATAGCAATTTTACATGATTTTTTCATTAATTAATCCCTTTTTTAAAAAATTATATATTTTAACCCCAACCGTTTCCTCTATTTTGTCTTCTTTCTTCTTCTCTTTCTTCAGCATCTTCTTTCTTCAATCTAATAATTTCAGAAATATTCTTCCTATCTTCTTGTGTAAGATCTCTAATTTTAGCATAATTACCAGACCACCCAACATCAACTCTAGATTGAGAACCAAATCTATTCTTAATAACATTAACTTGCATACTAGTATCATAGTCTGAATAAGTTGATGAGTGTCCTAAACGACTTATACCTATCGCAACACTAAGAGATTGTTCAATTATTGAAGCCCCTTTAATGCTTCGCATTGATGTTATTTCTTCTGTTGGTTGTATATTTTTTTGTGTTTGAAGTAATATAACAATCAAAACGTTTAGTTCTGCTGCAATATTTGATAAACTTTGTGCAACAACTCCAGAACCTATAGTTGGGTCTGTATAACCACTTTGAACATTTTCAAGATAATCAATTAACACCAACCTCACCTTCTTTCCTGTATTTTGTTCATAATTAACTATATCAGAGCGAATATCCGCTGGTGTTGTTCCATGTCTAAAACAATAAGTAACGTTTTTAAATAAAGTTTCTTTAGATTCGTTGTATTTATCAAAGAATAGTTTAGGATTTGTTTTATATGTATTTTTAATCATATCATCATCCCAACCAGTTATAGCTTGAACTTGTCTATAAGCTATAATGTTTATTGACATATCTAAGCTATAAAATATAGATTGTTCACCAACTTTAGAATTATTAGCCAACAAACTCATACCTAAAGCGGTTTTACCTGATGATGGTATACCCAAAACACCAACTGTTGTACCTGTTAGTAATTTAACCTTATTATCTAAATCTTTAATACCAAATCTTAGTGTATTTTTATCAATCTCATCCATGAATTTTTTAAATTGACCAAAAATATAATCATTGTCAACCAATCCACTACCTTTATTAGTATCTCTTAAATATTCAGGAAGTAATAAATTAGTTTTAACTAACAAATCACTAGTATCACTATTATAAGTACCACCGTTCCAGTTACTACCATATACAACAGAAACTACGTTATTCCACAATTCTTCATCTGGAAATCTATCAACGTTATTAATTTCTGATTGTCTCTCCATTACACTTTTAAGCAATCTATAAGAATCTGTTTTACTAAATCCAGCTTTTTTATATGTTGAACATAGTATCATAGCTGAATGACTTCTTTGACCTTCTTGAAAGTGACCTAAATGTAACATATATTTTGCTGGTGTTAAAAAACTAGGTCTTTCTGAAAAGTTAATATCATCTAGTTTCGTTACCATTTCTAATCTATCAACTTCACTAACACTAACTTTAGGTTTAATATTCTTTAAATGTACTATCTTTTCTGGTAATTGTACAACATCAAAATAGTCTTGGTAATCTAAAGGATCTATATCATTACTTTTAGCTAATTCCTTTATTTCATTAGCATGTTTATCTTTCAATTCGGTATAAGTTAAAGGATACTTATACAACCCACTTACTGGATGTTTCGTTAGTGGACATCTAAAAATCCTACTAGCGTTATACATTTTACTATCAAAAGTTTCAGAATCCGTAGTCAAGAATGATGCTGTGCGTTTAATCTCTTCTGGAGTAAAGTATGTGTCTGTCTCTATAATGACACCAAAGCCTTTAGAACCGCTATAACAGAGCTGTATATCCTTCTTAGGTATACCTTCACCAATAAGTTTGTCAACTAGCTTTAAAGTGTCTTTACGAGCTAATTCGAGGTTATCATGACTATCGAAGTCAAAACACATCTTATTTGTTTTAACATCAGTAATACCAGATACACCCCTAATTGTTGTATATTTGTTACCTTGTTTATCAACTTCTTCTATTTCAGTTTCTATTTCTCTTCTTTGTTCTTCGGTATATAAATATGTTGAAAAGTACCAATCCTTTTCATAATCATCAATATGGTTATACATATTGTCTTCTATAGCATAGAGTTTACCTTTCGAATTCATACCTTTACACAATCTATAATACAATTTTTCCATTTAAAACCTCATTGGTTACAAAAAAATAGGGTAATGATATTTCTTCACTACCCTATTTATAACATATGATACCCTATTTAGTCAACTTTTTTCGAAATATTAAACATTACGAATTTACGAACATTTTCGTTAGTCGTCTTTGGTTCAAAGACGCCAAAAGTTAATCTTGGTATTCTCTTAGGATCATCCCATTTCAACTCTTGTCCAGCTTTAATATCTTCTTTATTCATATCACCTAAATAACGTTTACCGTGTTCCTTTATCAAATCAATAAATTCAGATAACGATACATTGTCTAACTCAAATTGTAACACTTCACCGCCTTCTTTACCTTTTCTTCTAGTAATAGAACCAACATTTAAATATCTAGCCATAAATTCTCCTTAGTTAATAAATTTATAATTAAAATTGGAAATATTCGATCTATATGTATTTGACCAACACCATTAATACCCCAATATGTTACTAATTCATCATTACTATTAATTAAATATAAAATATCATCAATTAAGATTTGTTTAAACATATATTATCACCATTTACTTGTACTTTTTACTGCTGTATTTTCTTCATTTTTAACAGTTTCTACTGTTTTTTCTTCCATTTGTTTCTTTTTCTTGCTGAAAGTTGGTATTTCTTCTTGTTTTTCCTCCTTTTTTTCTTCTGTTTTGTAATTATTTACACTCGGTTTTGTTGTTTGAGTGTAATTTGTTACATTATTTCCTTTCTTAATCGTTTTAGGATCAACTAAACCTTTAAAACATTCATTACCAACACCAAACCAACTTGCTGTTTTACTAAGACAATCAGTTTTAGCAGATTTATATTGATCACCAACGTTTTTCTTAGGTCCACAATGTCCAACCCCATCATGTTCATAAGTTTTATCATCAATTCTTATGAACAATTTACCTTGAAAGATTATATCATCTTTAATTCTTTCATAAGCACCAACTAAATCCCAACCACCAATACCAAGCACTTCGTTAAGACGCTCAACTATATACTGAGCTTTTAAACTAGATAAATCAAATCCTCTACTAGAATCTACCTGAAAAGCTTCTGATGGAAAAGGTGATGATAGTTTTTCATAAATTTCTTTTTCTGTCATTTATACTCCTTAGTTAAGATTTAACATTAATATTATCAACGAAATAACAAATATACTAACCCAAACGTATGTGAATATTTCCTTAATCATTTCAATTATCCTTTATTAAATTGATCTTTTATAACTTCTATACTTTTCTTTAGATTATCATATTCTTTTTTTAATTTGTATAGTTCTTCATTCTCTTTTTCTAATTTTAATAATTTAGGTATATCAATTTGAGTTATTAATTTAACATCTTCTAATGTTTCAATATTTTTACAAAACTCATAATATACATTATAACCAAGATATTCATGATAATATCCCATATTAGTAATATATGGATTTATATTACCTTTTCTATTTACCCAATATTTTTCATTTTCTTCAGTTATTAACTTCCTCACCTTTTCTGGTAATTTATCAAATACTTCTTTTAATAATATCATTTTAATCTCCTTTTATCTATAAGTCTTTCTAATGTACTAGGATTAAAAAACTTAGCCTTTGTTGATAGTTCTCCCATTTTACTTTTAGCATTGTAAATGGTATTATATTCTCCATTTTTAACAACGTTTAATGTTTCAAACTGTTCTGGTAATATAATCATTGTTATTGGTATATATTTCTTTCTTTTATAATCATAATAAATACCAACCATCTCAATTTTATCATGTTCTTTTATCTCAGGATCTACTTCTTCTTTTATTTCTTCAATTGTTACTTCTTTTTTAACATCTTTAAATTCATTTCTAAACTTATTTTCATCATCAACATCTAAAGTCTGTGTAATTGCTGTATAACCATAGTCGTTTTCTTTGATCAAGTTAAGTAACTCATGACCTTTTAAACCTAATTCTTTAGCTAGTTCGAAAATTTTCATTGTTTTACCTCCATTTTATAACTTTCATATTCTTTTTGAATTCTTAATTTTTCATAAATATTTTTGGTACATTCTAATGTTGTATCTGATAAAGTTATCTCTTGTAAATTATTAAAATAATCTTTTCTATAAAGATATGGACTTATACATATTGTTTGTTTACAAAACATATTATTATATTCATATACATTGTATATTATATTAAATTCTTTTTCAAGTATTTTACATAAATTAGTTTTTTTACTTTCTTCAAGATAAATATAAACACTCGTAATTATAACACATAATATAATAAATGAAAGAAAAGACATTACTAATTTTAAGAAATACATATTATACCCTCATATATTATTTTTGATAATCTTCCCACTTCATACCACATTTACTACAATCTTTCCATTTTATACCCGAAAATGGTGATATAGTTTCAAACCAAAGATGTTCACATTCATTTTTAATTTCTTTACAAGTCTCATTTTCCCAAGGAAAGTTAACAATTTTTTTACACACCAATAAACATTCATCACCACAATGGTCTATCGATATTAACTGACGTTCATAACATTCAAGTTTATATCTAGGATCACCATTATCATACACACCTATGTTTATAATTTGGAAATATATATCATCTCTATATTTAAATTTATCACCAATTTTAAATTTTTCCATTAAAATACCTCCTTCTTATGGGTTCTACACATTTTAAAGGATTTACCAGATACAGGCATATATGAAGTTACTATCTCACAATCTTTATTATATATAGAACAAGGTAATTCCTTTTTTTCATCAACACCAGAAAAAAAATCATCAATTTCTTTAGATACTAAATCTTCTTCCTTTTCTATAATTTCATATTCTTGACTACTTATATTATATTCTAAATCACCTAAAGACATTTCTATACTCTTAAAATTGTCTATATCCCATAATTTAGCAACAAATATATTATTACATATGTTCATAGTAACATCGGATATTTCATATTGGGTATTTGTATTAGTATCTTTTATTGTATCATTTAATTTAAAGTTATACGTTTCAAAATGAAATCTATTATATTGATTACACCAACCATATTCTAGTAGTTCATCTAAAAGATTTTGAGGTAAGTTATATAAAAGATTAAACGAATCAACATTACCAATACAAACATACATTGGTGTTCCATTTGAACTAATAGTCCATATTTGGTTTTTATCTATTTTATCCTTTTCTAATGGAAAGTTTCTCATATCTTGCTCCTTATTATTTTAACATTTTCAAGTTTATCACTATATTCATTATTAGTATACATATATTTTATACCAATTAAAACATTTTTACCTGTAACATTTTGTAATAAATCAATGAATTTTACATCACTATTTTCATTAATGGTTAATACTTGGATTTCGTTATTAAGTTTTATATTTAGTATATACTTCTTTTCTTGTTTTTCTAGTTTAACAACATAACCTAGATAACAAGATTGATTTTTTAAATTAGATTGTGATGTATCTAATGATATTAGTATTATAAATATAATAAAAACTATAATATAACGCATACTATATCTCCATATATTTTATACAAGCTATATTAGTTTCTAAACATCGTAATAAAAATTCTTCCGTTTTAATCTCTGGTTTAACATATTTCAAAGCATTACCATATTGATTAACAGCAGCTAAACATATTTCATCAGTTTGATGTTTAACATATTCCAAAGCATAACCGTCTTGTTTAACAGCAGCTAAACAAATTTCTTCTGTTTGATGTTTAACATATTTCAAAGCATAACCGTCTTGTTTAACAGCAGCTAAACATATTTCTTCTGTTTGATGTTTAACAAATTGTAAAGCCATACCATTCTCTTTAACAGCAGCTAAATATATTTCTTCTGTTTGTTGTTTAACAAAACATAAAGTAAGACCGTCTTCTTTAACAGCAATCATACAAAGTTCTGGAGTCTGATGTTTAACATATTTCAAAGCATAACCATTTTGTTTAACAGCAGCTAAACATATTTCATCAGTTTGTTGTTTAACCAATTGTAAAGCATAACCATATTGATTAACAGCAGCTAAACATATTTCATCAGTTTGTTGTTTAACCAATTGTAAAGCATAACCATTTTGCTTAACAGCGGCTAAGTATATTTCTTCTGTCTGATGTTTAACATAGTCCAAAGCATAACCATTCTGTTTAACAGCAGCTAAACATATTTCTTCTGTTTGTTGTTTAACAAAACATAAAGTAAGACCGTCTTCTTTAACAGCAATCATACAAAGTTCTGGAGTCTGATGTTTAACATATTTCAAAGCATAACTATTTTCCTTAACAGCGGCTAAACATATTTCTTCTGTTTGATATTCAACATATTTCAAAGCATAACCATTTTGATTAACAGCAGTTAAACATAATTCTGGTGTTTGATGTTCAATATATTTCAAAGCTCTACCATTTTCTTTAACAGCAGCTAAATCTTTTTCATATTGTGTCATACATATACCTCACCATATTTAATTCTAATCATTCACGATAATTCATTACATTCGGTAATAATACACCATTTACATTCGGTAATTACTCCCATTTTTTGCTTATATTCTCACCTTTTTTTATATACAAATAATCAGGATTACATCCTTTATGACATAAAGGTTTATAACAACAAGATTTACCAAATACTAAACAACCTTTACTATAATCCTTTTCAAACTCTTGTTTCTTTATCTTTTGTAAGACAGAATCTGCTTCTTTTATAACTTCTTCTTGTCTTTCTTCTGATATTTTATCAACTAATATTTGTATTTCTGCTTGTAATTTACCTTTATTTGTACCAATTTTAGGTTTCTTTATCTTTTTTAATCCAATTATATACCCTTGTGTCTCAATTCCTTCAGAATAGCTATATAAAGCAAGCTGTTGCTTTGTTAAAATAGCATTAGAACTATATTTAACACTACTAGTTTTATGGTCTAATATTACTCTTTGTACATTATCTTTAGGATATTCAAAGTCTGCATCAACGTCTAGAAATCCTTCAAGAACATCACCATTAGTATTTTCTATAGATATTTTACCTTCAATTCTATGTACTTTATGAACCAAAGGTAATACTTCTTTTATATAAATATCGATTAACATATAAGCTTTACGTCTTGTTGACACCCAAAATAGGAAGTTAATAAACTTTGTTTCTTTTTCATTAGTTGAATAAGTTTCATATTTAGGATACAATATATCAAAAGATAAACTTTCTTCTATGTTATTCTTTTGTTTATATGTTGTTATTCGTTCATTATCCTCAGTATTTAGTATATCACTATCAAAATCACTTTTAAAATACCGAGCATACATACAATCTTCTAAATCGTAAATGTTATCATTTATCTTAACTGTTTTATATAAATTATCAAAAAAGATATACGGATTAATGTTGATTATCTTTTTTTCTTCTTCTGTTAGCTGTTCTTTTTTAGTTAAAAGTATTTGTTGCCAAGTTGTACCCAAACTAGTACCAAAGAATAAAGCTGAACTAATTGTTGTGTCTCTATAACCACAAATGTAATAGTAATAATAGTATTTAGGACAAGTTAAATACTTCTCTATTCTACTCCAAGATATCTTCATTTCTATATCTCCATATATTTTATACAAGCTATATTAGTTTCTAAACATCGTAATAAAAATTCTTCCGTTTTAATCTCTGGTTTAACATATTTCAAAGCATTACCATATTGATTAACAGCAGCTAAACATATTTCATCAGTTTGATGTTTAACATATTCCAAAGCATAACCGTCTTGTTTAACAGCAGCTAAACAAATTTCTTCTGTTTGATGTTTAACAAAACGCAAAACATCACTATATTTTTTAACAGCAATTAAACACAATTCTTCTGTTTGATGTTTAACCCAACATATAGCATAACCATTCTCTATAACCGCAGCTAAACATATTTCTTCTGTTTGATGTTTAACAAATTGTAAAGCCGTACCATTCTCTTTAACAGCAGCTAAACATATTTCTTCTGTCTGATGTTTAACATATTCCAAAGCTCTACCGTTTTGTTTAACAACAGCTAAACAAATCTCATCGGTCTGATTGTAAATATAACGTAAATTACAACCATTGTCTTTAATCCAAGCTAAGTCGTTTTCATATTGTGTCATATACGCCTCATTTTTTTATCCTATTAACCACATAAAAAATAATATTGAACAAATAAATATAATCCAAATCATACTATACCTAATTATCTTTCACTTCGTTCAAGAAGTGATATTTAGTAATTATACTTCATTTAATAAACCAAAGTCAACACTCTTTGTTTGCTCTAGTTTATCTTTAACCAATCTACAACTTGCCCTATTTAAATCAAAACCGACCATATCACAAGCACTTATTGGTAACCCTAGATCTTTAGCTAACTGTTTATATTCATCCTCTATTTTATCATATTCTGTATCATTTAAATGTTTAAACTTAACTTCTAAGTAATAACAATATTTACTTTGTAATATAAACCAACCTAAGTTGATATATCTTTGTTTATTTCGTTCCAATTTCTGAATCCTTTCTTTCTTTTTTCTTCATAACGTTTATTCAAATCATTAATAGCAGTTTCTTTGTTATCATATTCTTTTATATAGTTACGTTTATTAAATCTATTATACGATTGTTCGTATGACATAATCTTTAATATATTATCTTCAACTATAGCACACCAGACTTGATAGTTGTTTCGTTTATTTACTTTATATAACAAAGGACTGTGATACCTTTTATTTACTATCATTTTCTATATCCTTTATTTTAGTCTTAATCTTTTCTAAATCTACTTTACAATCTAACAAAGCTTTGTTTAAAGATCTTATTTTATCCTTTAGTAATTCATTAAAAAATAACATTCTATTATGTCTACTTTCTGGAGTAGAACCATCACCATATTTATCTAGTTGTTTATTTAACCACTCTTGATATTCCCTTCTTTCTGGATTGCTTTCTAGTAATTTATTTAGTTCCTCTTGTAATTGTTTTATTTTAGGAAAATCTATTATATTATTCATTTCTATATCTCCATATATTTTATACAAGCTATATTAATTTCTAAACATCGTAATAAAAAATCTTTAGTTTTAATCTCTGGTTTAACATAACACAAACACCATTCATATTTTTTAATCGCAACTAAGCATAATTCGTCAGTTTGATGCTTAACATATTTCAAAGCATTACCATAATTAGTAACAGCAACTAAGCATAATTCTGGTGTTTGATATTCAACATATTTCAAAGCATAACCATTTTGATTGACAGCAGCTAAACATAATTCATCAGTTTGATGCTTAACATATAGTAAAGCATAACCATTTTGCTTAACAGCAGCTAAACATATTTCTTCTGTTTGATGTTTAACAAATTGTAAAGCCATACCATTCTCTTTAACAGCAGCTAAACATATTTCTTCTGTCTGATGTTTAACATATTCCAAAGCTCTACCGTTTTGTTTAACAACAGCTAAACAAATCTCATCGGTCTGATTGTAAATATAACGTAAATTACAACCATTGTCTTTAATCCAAGCTAAGTCGTTTTCATATTGTGTCATTTTAACTTTCCTTTACTTCGTTCAAGAATGTACATTTGATAATACTATATTATTATCTATCGAAATTATAAATAACACCATTAAATTTTATACTAACAATATTATCTTTAATAATAGTCTTGTAACTTTTATTATTCATATCATATAACACTAAATTGTTATCATTTTTCTTTCTTTCAACACCTTTAATATGTTTAGTAACTCCATTTCTAACAGTTAACTCTCTTATTTCACCACTTTTTTTAATAAACTTAATCCTAAACATTCTACCTTTAGTATCTTTTATTAATTCTAAAGCGTTATTATATTTGTTATCCTTTTTGTTAGCTAAATATTTCCATGAATAACCACTTGGTATTTTTTCACGTAAATAATCATCTAACGTTAGAACATTTAAAACTAATTTAGAAATATTGGTATAATTGTTTTCTATATCAACATCATTTATATAAGCTTTATCGTTTTCGTTAACATAATCACCTTGTACAACTATTCTATCACCAGACCATCTACTGGACACTTGAGATAAAATAGCTTCTTTTAACTTTGTTTCTTCTGTTTCTATTCTCTTATATGTTTTTTTATCATAATCATGCTTTACGTATAAGTCACCACCACCACGACCGTTAGAATTGCTTAACAACAAATTAAAAGCAAACATCATAACACCATAAAACGGATACTCAAACAATTTTAAACCACTATCAAAGCTACGCGCATCTATGAATTCTTTTTTATCTATGTTATAAATAATATGATATTGTCCCATAAACACCTCTATTTTGTTAGTAAGTTTTTATAATTTAACCATTGATTATACAATTCATTTAGTTTTAACTGTAAATTTTTATCACTATTATAAAGTAAAGACTCTTCGATTATCAACATGTTCTCTTGTATGTCTATCATTTTATCTATTATTTCATTCATGTTTAACACCTTGTAAATCATTTCTTACGTTTTCTATCGCCTTATTTATAATATCACCAAGATCATTATTCTTTGGTAATATACCTAAGATACCACAAAATATCAACAATATTAGTAAGACTATTTTATTTTGTTTTAAGTTTTGCATGTTTACACCTAATTTAAAAATATACTATAACTAAAATTACTTATAGTGTTCATGTACTCATAACTAATATAAGTAATATAGATAATAGGTATTAGTAATATTAATGTTAAGATAATAGCTTCAGTTAGTGTTTTAATATTCATCTAGTAATTCTCCTTTTTCGTTATAAAATAATTCATCATTAAGATCGAGACAAGCACTTTCTGCATCCGTTAAATCGAAAGGATCGTCATTATGTGTTTGTTGCCAACCACTAATATAATCTAACATTGCATTTAATTTAGCCTCTGGTGAAAGATCTGTAAATTTATATTTAGTCATTTCTATATCTCCAAAAATTAATGTTTTTTAAATACAATAATATTTTCTTTACATGACTTCAAGCATTTCTTACAACCACTAATACATTTTTTATCATCGTCTTTTTGAGCAACACAATTTGTATCATTTTTTGTTACAAATGCTATCTTGTTATAACCTTGTGGAACATCGATATTTGGTATGTCTTGAATTGTCTCAAATAAACCATCAACGCTAAATATCAAAGTTAAGTTGTTAGGCTTTTCGGCTAATATCTCTTTAGTAAATAGATCATCACGTTTTGTGTAAGCATAAAAAGTTACTTCTGGACAATTACTTATTATTTTATACCAATCACTTATGTATTGAACACTATAAAAATCACCCGACGCGTGAAGTCTAACCGTTGAATGCTTTTTATTACTTTTAATAGCGTTAGTTAGTTCATTTACAAAGTCTGTTGACTTACTGAATTGTAAATTATTAGTTCGGCTAACCTCAACACTTGGAAAACGTTTATCTTTTTTGCAATAACAATACTTATGACATTCTAAGTTTGCTTTACATGTAATAATAGCTGGTAAATTCCATATTAAAGCATCTACTTTGATATTATTTTCAACTAAACTAAATTTCTTTTTTTCTTTCATATATACCTCATAGTAAACATAATTCAAATTATAACCACTTTTTTAATAAAAAGGCTGTTATTTATGAATTCTTTTATATTTTAAATTAGTATATAAAAATTTAGTATTATTAAACATAATCCACTTTAGATTTTCAAAATTTTCTTCTAAGTATAACCATTGTTTTTCATTTAAATTAATATAACCTAAGTTTTTCAATTCACTCTCTCGAATTTCAACGTTAAACTTCTTAAGAATTTTAATTACAGCTTTAATATACTTAGGATGTATACTACCGTTTCCCTTACCTTTTATTTGATTAATAACGTTGTTAGTCTTTTGAAATTCAATTGTACAATGCGGTTTATTGTTTACATCTCTTAAACTAACAATCTCAATATTCGATTTGGCGTAGTAACTTGCTACACAATGACTCATTAATAAGCCTTCTCTTTTATAACTTGATTCAGACACTAATTTAACCACTCTAAAACCGTTTTTAAATTTAAATAACAATTCAGTATCTTCTTCTGTTTCTATAATTTCACCAGACTTTTTATTTAGTTTTTCAATCCATTGTTTTGATAGTTCAACGGCTACTTGATAGCTCATTTTATGAAGTCTGATTTTTTCTTTTTTTGATAAAAAGAAGTCAATTATATGCTCTATTTCACTAACATTTTCTAGACTAGTTTTTAAATAATTATTAAGATTGTGATCAATCCAATAATTAATTTCTTCTTTGTTGATTGATTCTGATAAGTTAACTATTTGTTTGTAATTACTCATTTTCTATTCTCCATAATAGTTTGTTGCTAATCTATGTAATATAACATATATTTCTAGTAATATCAATCCTTGTTTATCCTTTTCAGTCTCAAAATATAGATCATCTAAATATCGAATTCTAGTTATCGCTTGTTCCTTCGTTTTTATCATCTTTCACCTCATAGTATTGGTTTATAAGTTCTATTAGTTGTTGTATTGGTATATTACAGTTAACTAGTATCATCTTTAATATTTCGTTTGTAACATCAACGTCATTATAATCTAATACTTGTAAAGTAATATCTTTTTTAACTAACTTACTAATATCATTTAGTTTTAAACATCTATTCAATTCAGAACAATACATTTTTCTATTTTTATATTTTCTAATTAGCATTCTATCTCCATATATTTTATACAAGCTATATTATTTTCAAGGCAACGTAACATAAACTCTTTAGTTTTAATTTCAGACTTAACATAATACAATGCACGAACGTCTTGATTGACTGCAATTAAACACAATTCTTCTGTTTGATGTTTAACCCAACATAAAGCATAACCATTCTCTATAACCGCAGCTAAACATATTTCTTCTGTTTGATATTCAACATATTGTATAACATAACCATTTTGTTTAACAGCAGCTAAACATAATTCTTCTGTTTGATGGTTAACATATTCCAAAGTATAACCGTCTTGTTTAACAGCAGCTAAACAAATTTCTTCTGTTTGATGTTTAACATATTTCAAAGCATAACCGTCTTGTTTAACAGCAGCTAAACATATTTCTTCTGTTTGATGTTTAACAAATTGTAAAGCCATACCATTCTCTTTAACAGCAGCTAAATATATTTCTTCTGTCTGATGTTTAACATATTTCAAAGCATAACCATTTTGTTTAACAGCAGCTAAACATATTTCTTCTGTTTGATGCTTAACAAATTGTAAAGCATAACCATATTGATTAACAGCAGCTAAACATAATTCGGGAGTTTGATGTTCAACATATTTCAAAGCATAACCATTTTGTTTAACAGCAGCTAAGTCTTTTTCATATTGTGTCATACATATACCTCATTAAGCTACTAAATAAGAAGATACTATATCAAACAAATTCTTATTTAACTCCAAATCTTTATCAATACTATTAATTTTTTTAGTTGAATGATTTTTAATCTCAACAACGTTATTTTCATTTACAGTCTTTGTTGTATATTTTATACCGCCTCTAATAACTCTCTCTTGTACCAAATTAAGTACAGTATATAAGTCATTGGTATTATCTTCTATTCTAATAGGACTAAAAGAACGACTAACGTCAACGTTATCCACATTTTCAATGCTTTGTAGCCTCAAGTTAACCGCTTTTTTTATAATTTCGTCTTTTTGATCATTGGTTAAGTTAACATTCTGCATTCTTATAATCATTTCTTTGTATTTAGGTGCAGCTACTATCAATTCTTTTAAAGATTCTTCTAATTTAATATAGAAGTTATGACCTATATGTTTTAAATTATAACCAACAAATTCTCTACCTATAACCATACCATTTGAACATACAAGCCTATATATACCTAGATTAATTTGAAGAGAGCTTGATCCATCATGACTATTCTTAACTAAGACTTGTAACGTGTTTTGATCATCAATCCTTAACGCCTCATGATTAAACCGTAACATATGTTTTTGAAAGCCTTGTTTAGATCTATTTCTAACCTTACAGATCTTTTTATTAGCTAACATAAACCCTTGAGACTCAAAAAAACTAATAATATCCTTAGTAGATTGAAACTTATACTTTTCGGTAACATTATAACTAGTTGTTGCATTTGTAGGACACACTATTGTATTTTCATTCATAAACATCTCCTATTTAAACGTTATTATATCTCTTCTTTATTAATAATTACTTTTAAAACAATCACAATAACTTAAGTGATAATTAGGATTACTAGTATACTTAGCCCCACAAGAACATCTATTTTTTTCTTTTATCTCTTTGTTAACCTTAATAACTAAGGTATTTGATAGATCTAAATAACTATCGTTATCTACAATTATATAATTTTCATAACCGCATATATTATTTAATAAACTTATAACCTTAGTTTCCATTATTTTGTTATATGTACTTATTAATATAGTATCACCTTCTTTTAATTGCTTTTTGGATATAACTAAGTTTTCAATACCATGCTTTTTAATTATACCATCAAATTTGTTCATATATACCCCACTATCCTTCATTCCATTCAGGAATGTACGTTCGGTAATGATACCTCAATATCTTTTAATATACTTCATTACATTCAGTAATGATATCACTATTCAATACCTAAAATCTGTTTATACATTTTATGTAATTTTCTTTTATTACCAACTAACTTAACAAATTCTTTATATTTATAATCTTTGTTATAGCTTTTTAAATGTATTTCTTTGAAACGATCGATAACACACAACTTTAATAGTTGATCGGTTAAGTCTTCATAGACTTCATTTAATTTAAAACTACCTATTATAACAACGTCTTTGTTCTCATATCGATTAAATTGTACTATATCTTTGATTATATCTCTAGTGTTTTTTCTTTTTTCTTCACGTTGTAACTCATTGTAATATTCAGTATATGATTGATTGTTCATAAAAATCTCCTATTTATGATTAAAAGTTATATATGCAGCTACTAATATTCCTATTAAACCAATTATAAATATTATATGTGGTAACATATTATACCTCACTTTGTTTGATATTATATCTCCTCTCGGCTAACAATAACCTTTAAAACATTTCTATCTAAAACTAAGTTATCCAAAAAGAAGTCAAGTCTATCTTGACTTAAGTTACTCACAAACATATAGTTACCACACTTATAAATACATTCTATTTTATACATATATACCTTACTCCGTTCGGTAATATTACCTCTCAATGTTATTATTCAGTTATCTTATTTACATTTACAACTAAGATAGATTTAAAGTTACTTAGTATATCTAACATATCTATCATTTCTTTATGAGTGTAACTATCCTTAGTTGTATGCATACAGTTAAAACAATCTATATAATTTATTAAATATCGGTCCATAATTTTATCCTTTGTTAAACAGTTAAGGTCAATCTCTTATATGCCTCTAATTATCACAAAACATAGCCTAAAAACGAGTTAAGCTTTTAAAACGGTATTTATATGGTGTTGAGCTTCTTCTTTGGTTTTAAACGAATGTGAAGATGCTATAACCCAATTAGTAATTGACCCACGTTTAAAGTAAATAAAAAAGAAGTATAAACCATTATAACCGCTATCTTCATAAACTATCTTATATTTAATATCCATATACCATCCTTAGTTAAAATAAATAGTTGATAACAAGTTCATATACCATACCACTCTCATTGACTTCATCAAGCTCTTCATCTGTTAGTGGTGTACCATCCTCATGTTCTGCATAACTAACATATGCATCACAAAAATCTGGATAATCCTTAGTGTCTATTCCTGATATCTCATAGTTATAAATTTTATCCATATATACCTCATTATTCTTCATTCCATTCAGGAATGTACGTTCAGTAATATTAGTCCTTTAATACTTTATAAACAAATCGACTAGACTTATTAGAATTACAGATAATAATGTACTCCATTATACCGTTATTAGTTTCAAATATAATACTAACTAAATTAAGAACGTTGTTAACTTGAATTACTTTTAACTTGTTAACTCTACTCTTTAACTCTTTAATACTTATAGCTCTAACAATCTCAATACCGTTAAGTAATAACTTCATATCACTCCTGAACGATTTTATATTAAATTAGTTACTAATATAACCATAAACACACTGAATGTTAAAATAAACACAAAGTTATCGTTTTTCATCGTATCACCTCAATCTTTAATAAATATTCTTTGTTGGTCTCTACGTGCTATTATCTTCTTGAAACAATTGATAAGATTTTCAAATTTTTCTATCATGTAGATAGTGTCCTTATCCTCAAGATCATAGGTCATCTTGATATAAGTTAACTTAGCTACTAACATAAGATACTTAGTTCTTAAGAATTCAAACTTCATATTATTTACCTTTTTTATTTTTTCGTTGTTCATATAAAAATCTTAACACAACCGCATCAAAAAGTCAACCACATCAAAACAGCTAAGTTGTCAATAATATTTATGGAACATAAAGTAATACAGTTATGTAGCAGAACGATCAAAAAGATCTTAGCTAACTTTTTTATATGATAACTCACTGATATAATTCTAAAATTGAATTATTTTTTCGGGCTATGTTTTATGATTTTCGGCTAACATCTAGTAATTATTGAATAGTGTCTGAAACAGTGTGTTAAATCGATTTATCAAGTATCTGTATAGATATACAAATTAGTATATTATACAAAACTAAACAATCTGTTAACTAAGTTATCTGCGTTAAGCATGTTAACACGAATGCAGCGTAGTGAAACGATAGCGAAATGAGTACATCGTAACACGTGATTAATTGTTAAAATTAATTACGGTATGTTAGCTAACGTTCTCTAGGGACATCAGACTAAATTGTATGGTATGGTTTTATTACAATAAATAAATTATACCGAGAACAGATTAAATGATGTAAACTATCGAATATATATGGTAATAGTATTAATAGTATAATTTCTATCTACCTGTAATCATTAACTTCTCACGTTATCTCTCTGTAATCTCATGCATCACTAAACATACAAGCCCATACTATACCCAAAGTTAGCTCTATTAGTTTATCTACTACATCTAGTATCTTCTTATAAGTAATACTAATACTACTATACTTGTCTAGTTGATCAATCTTTATCTTATACTTACCATTAAAAATAATAATACTGTTGTCAATAAACAACACGTAGATATTGTTGTTAAGTGACAACTATACAAGTTTAGTTGCTAATAGTTTATCTTATATCTCTTATAAGTAATACACTTCTTGAACGAAGTGAAAGATACTAATAACCGTATAATCTCAAGTTATACTAAAATTAGTATGGCTTAACACTCATGAACATAAATTACTTTGATAGATATTAACAGATATGTTATTAACAATAAAATGTTACTAAGACGATGTTATTGTTATGATGTTTTATATAACATCTATCGATATCACTATGGTGTTGTATATAACAGCTTAACTTAGTATAAGTACCCAGTTAATATAAGTGTGTACCATTACTAAAACACTTAGTTGTGATATTGGTTTGGCATACTATATGCAATTGCAATACTCATACCAATAAACAAAGAATATGTATTGGTATAGATCTTGCAATAAGTATGGTATGGTTAGACTAAGGGGAGGGTATGTGTGAAATGGGATGAGTAAATGTAGATCTAGACTTCTGTAAAAATTTTACCTCTATATTATTAAAGCAATGCATCATAAACTAAATATCATCTAAACAAATTGAATGATAACAAATGTATCCAGTATCTTTAATGTATTTATCTGCTTTTTCTTTAGATTCAAAAATTAGTAACATCATATTTTCGTTGTTTAGTATCGTATGTAGTTGGTGTGATGTTTCATATAAACAAGCACCTTCTTGTGTCATTGTTGAATACTTACATCCTTCACAATACTCTTTAGCTAAAAAATTATCACCAATATCTTTTATAGCATAAAATTTCATATATCACTCCTGATCACTCATGAACTTCGTGAATGAACATCGTTAAGGATTTCTCCTTTATTCATTGCATCATATTATCGTTTTCTCTCTCTAGCGAGTATCCTTCATTTTTTAACTGTTTTTCGGTTTCATCAAGATATGTTATGACTTTCTCCAAAGTATCAAAGTCGACTCTTTCAACTATAACATCATTAAGAGTACTAAGAACATAGTAAGCTTCTTTGTTTTTCGATTTGTAAACAGTTCTTTTCAATTTCATGTTAGCTCCAAGTTAAATTATTAATAAACTAATTACTCCCAAGGAAATTTGGGTACTTTTTTAAAAAGTGTATCTATTTCTAATTCTGACCATTGTATCTGAGTTCGACCAATCATTCTACCATTACCTTTGAATGGTACTGTATAGTAAAAATATAATACATCTTCTTCCTTGTTTCCATAACAATATCCAGGGATTTGTACTATTAGATGATAATTTCTAGTCTTTCTATTCCATAACTTATCTAAGAATTTATACTTTCTCATTTTTTAATCCTTCACAGTCATCTTTAAATATAATAGAAACGAAATCCTATACATCAATATGACTAATGTTCTTTAAGTTAATGATCTTACCATTACAGTTCAAGAATATATGGTTTCTAGCTATTAAGGTATTGAAATACCAAGCAACTTCAGCTATCTCATCAATATCACTATCATATAAAAAAGTTTGGCTATTCACCATTGTTATTTTATATATCTTCATTTTACAATCCTTTCTAGCTGTTCTATTGGATCAACTTCGTTTGTAACTGATTCTTGGATTATTTCAGATATTTCACAGTATCTAAGTTGACCTGAGTAATAGCAATCGTAATATATTGGATTTGCTTGCTTTAACTCAATAACTTCATTCAACATAATCATATTACTAATAGTAGATATAAATAAAATTAATAACATAAATCTTCCTTTGGTCGTAAGACCTTGTTACATACGGTTATTTTCCACCACATCGACAACCAAAACGAAATAAATCTAAGCTGTTACAGCTACACTTATGTTTATATTCAGTCGGTCTTTGTTGGTTTGGATATTCTAAGAATCTGTCTGGTATTTGCTTATGTGGTGTAAACATCATATTGTTACCCTGATCATATGTGTTATGTATCTCGTTATTGTAAATTGTTGTATTTACAAAGAGTATCTCACTGTTTGTTATGTTTACAAGTCCAGCCCAAGAATTGTAGTTTTGAGTAAGCATATCTATTTTTAGACTTATAATTTCTTGTTCTTTCAATAACATAGATGTAGGCATAGCTTCATCGTTCTTATCTAGATAGTCCATAAATTCTTCAAATTGTGTTAGAGTCATGTAGCACCTCTTTGTTTAGTATATTGATTAGTATATAATATTAGCCGAAGGTTGTCAAGTGTAAATTACATAGCCAAAAAATATTTTTAACTTAGCTTTTATTAATGCAATGCATAATTAGGACTAACTCTGTTTATTTGATGCTTAGCGTTGGATGGAGTAGCCGAACAATGAACGATAGTGAATCGAGGCTTAGGAGAGATAATTGGAAAAAGACGCAACCAATTATTGAGTATTACGAAATTAAACTTTTAGTATCATTTTGATACCATGTATGTTTTCAGCATAATAGTTCTCAAGTTTTTGCAATTCTTCAAATCCTGTCTTTTTATATAAACCAATACCCTTGACATTGTCTTCTTTCACTTCCAATGTTATATTATAAGTTTCATGCTTTCCTTTGTAATAGTTTTTAACATACTCAAAAAGCTTAGTTCCTAACCCTTTAGACTGATCTTTGGATACGATAGCCATTTTCATGAGATGATAGCTTTCTGGATCTTTTCTAAAGAAAGCATAACCAATAACAAAACCATACCAATTCTCTATTAAAAATAAATCGTATTTATCTTGATTTAAATAAAAATCCATACCTAAGCTATGCCATGTATCTATATCCCATCTAGCATATTCAAATTGATCATCCATCATAATCAATTCAGCAAGTATTGAACGAGGTATCTTTTTTAGGCTATATCGATATATTTTCAAAATAGGCTCCTAGGATCACAGAAATAGGCTTATTCAGCGTTCTTAGTTAATATGTTATTATTCTTCTTGATCTTCTCTTTGAATGTAACCTAAGGCTTCTAGAAAGCATCTAGCAGCTCCTACGCTTTTCTCAAAGTCTTTAATATGTTCAGCTCCACATTTGTAGCAGATCCAAGTATCTCTTGGATCGGTAGTAGCAACTAAACTATTGTTATTATTTAATACATATAGTTCTTGTGTAGCTTTCTTACATTTATCACAGTTAAACTTTTCTTTATTTTTCATCTTCTTCCCATTCAATTGTTTGTGATATTGTCGCTATTAAGCAATTACTTGAAACGCTTTTAGCGAATTCTTGTGATGAATGTAAACATATTATATCCTCTGGATATATGTTAAACCATAAAGTTTTAGTTTTCTTTATCTTCTTCTTTGGTGGAGTTAAAGATAACACATAAGGTTTAACATAATATGTATTACAACCATTTGAAATAGTTATAGAGTTAGTTCTTCCATACAACCCCATAACTTTATATATTATATCAAGATACCAAACTTCTTGACCTATTCTTAAATCTTCTATTTTAATTTCTTTCTTTTCATTCATAGTATATTCCTTATTTAGCTAACATTAATATTAAGAACATTACAATAAGTATAATAATAGCTATTCCTGTTGATAACAATATAGGACTTAATACCCACCACCAACTCCAAGCTATGACTCCACATAGTTTTAGCGTAATAAATACAATAGTTAGTAGTCCTATAAATCCAATACCATTAGAATTTTGTGTTACTTGTTGTTTCATTTTTTATCCTTTGATTACACCCATAGGTTCTAGTTTTATTAAAATATCAACCAAATCTTTTTGTTCTTCCATTACTATATCAATATCTTTATATGCATTACTAGCTTCATCTAAATCTTCTTGATTTCTTATTGAATGTATAATACCTTTATCGTTTAAAATCTTTTGTTCATTTTCTAAATTTAATTCATTTCTAGCTTTTGTTCTACTAAGTTTTCTACCAGCACCATGTGAACAACTCATGAACGATTCTACGTTTCCTTTTCCTCTAACTATATAAGAAGATGTTCCTTGTGATCCTGGTATTAATCCTAATTCACCATCTCTAGCCGATGTAGCTCCTTTTCTATGTACAACAACATTAGAATCAAAATGATGTTCAATAGCTGCATAATTATGATGTATATTAATTTCATCAGTAAAAGAGCAAGAAATAACATCTAAAAACGATTCTTTTATTCTTTCGGCAATAAGTTTTCTATTTAAAAACGCAAACTCTAAACAAAATGTCATTTCGTTTATATATAGTTTAGCTTCTCTTGTATCCAATGGTAAAAACGCTAAATCCCATTCTTTAGGTACTTTAGAAAACCATTTATCATTTATATCTCTAGCTATTTTATTATAATAATCACATACTTTTTTACCTAAATTTCTACTTCCTGTATGTATCATAAAATATACATAACCATCAGATCCTTTTTGAATTTCAATAAAATGATTACCACCACCTAATGTACCAACTTGTTTCATAGCCGATGAAAATTCATTATTTATAATATATAACTCATGAGTAAAAAATAAATTATTGTCAATTTTTGGTATATATTGTAATGGCTGTTCTTTTTGGTGGTGAGCAAATCCTACAGGTACTTTTTTTCTAATTATAGTCATTATTTTTTTTATAGTTTCAGTATCTATTTCGTTTACTTTTAATGAGGTTTTAACACAATACATTCCACACCCAATATCAACACCAACAGCGTTTGGAATTACAACACCTTTAGTAGCTAAAACTCCACCAATAGGCATACCATGACCCATATGTGTGTCTGGCATTAAACAAACTTGTCTAAATACAAAAGGAAGATTTGCTAGATTTTTAGCTTGTTCTATAGTACTTTCTTCAGGTTCATTACACCAACTTTTAATTATAACATTTTCAGTGTCTATATATTTCATTTCTTATCCTTCAGTAAATCTTCTATTTCTTCTAATATAAGTTTCGTTAACTCTGGTATATCTTTCTCTCTTACGTTAAAACCACTTAAATGTACTTCTATTCTTTGTTTAAGAAGGTTTAAAATCTTCGTCATATATCTCCATTAATCAAATTGTATCATACCATCATTATCATCAGAAGGACGGGGACAGGAACAAAGTTTTATATCTATTTCTCTTTCAAGAATAAAGAATTCAATTACTTCATTACCTGTATCGTATGTATAGTGATAACCTTGTTGAAGCTGTTGAGGATTAAGTAATAAGTACCAATCACCAGTATCTTTTAAGTTTTTTTCATGTTCTTCAGTAATTCTAGTTAGTTCTTTTATTGCTTGTTCTTTATTTGAGTATAGTGTTCCATCTTGTTCGAATATGTTTTCTACAAAGATTTCATTACCATTATCATCAGTAACAGCTTTAAATTTTATTAGTTCTTTTTTGACTACATCGTATAGTATCATATATTCCTCTATATATAAAATGTTATTTTATCAGAAATAGATTTTAATGTGTCCATAATATATTCAAAATTTTTTATATTTGTACCATCAACGATTATAATTTCATCATATTTTTCACCACGCAACGTATCAATATCATTTGTAATGTTCTTTATATTTTTAAAAATTTTTTTAACTCTATTTATCGATGTATTATCACTAATTAAAATCGCTTTTTTCATAAAATTACTCCTTTATTGCTCTTTCTTCTTTATATAATTTTATACCATTTAACTCAAACTTCCAATCACTATCAATTCCAATAGCTGTAACTGTAGTAGCTGCTCCTAACCAAAAAATAATTAAAAACATATATATCCTTTAATTGTAACGGATTTTTGTTATTCTTACTATGGCTAACCGTTATCCCATAGATCAGTCAGGAGCTACCTGAGCATCGTCGTTATTTATAAAGTATAAACTAATTTTAAATTTTAGTCAAGATAAAAAGCTTTTTTATTTCCTTTTAATTTATCTAATTTAGGTTCTGAAAATGTAAGATTAACAAATTGATCCTTTAATTCAATAGTTACAACGTTTTCATCAACAGTACAGAACACACATATATCGTATTCTGTAGCTTTTTTAAACAAAGGATCTTTAGCTTGAAATAACCAAGACTTACCATATCTTCTTTGTGAACTTAAATTTTGTGATTTAACATGTATATGATACATACCTACTTGTAAATCTGATGAGAATGACTTTTTTCTTTTGGTATAAATTGATATATCAGGTAAAGTACAATCAAGTTGTCTATCTTTGTAATATTGATACACAGCAAATTCTGCTACCTTACCTTCAAATATTTGTTGAATGATTAATTCTTTGTTTGATTGATTGCGTTTTGAATATTCATCTAAGCTACTTTCTACTGAATCTAAAGCAAACTGTTTACATAGATTTATAGTATCTTTGTTTACTATATACTTTAACATAGTATTATATCCACCATCGGGTACTTCTTTCTTTTAGTATCTTACAAAACATATCCATATCTTGATTACGTAGATATTGTTCTTTTTCTAAAGATTTTTTATAAAATTTAAGTTTATCAGGTTTAATACTATAAACTATACCAAATTCAGGATGTACTTTTCTTTCAAGATATCTATCTTCATTACTATATACTGTATATCTGTCGTTTATTAGTCTATCTAAACAATTCTTAGCTATTTTAAGATCTCTAAAATCTCGTTTAGACCAACTATGTAGTTTATCATTTTTTATAGCTTTTTCTATATTACAAATCTTAAGATGTATGATCTTATATAAGTAATTATAATCCCAATCTCCATTCTTTCTTAGTTTCCAACCATAATAGAAAAATCTTTTAACCGTTTCATAAAAAACAATAATATTAGCTTGTATATTTCTTATAAATTCCATATTAACTCCTTTAAGGTTTAAACCATCGACTACCACTACGAGGAGGACTCGTTTGAAAATGTAATCTTTTTACTGACTTATCATCTTCACACCATAACCCCACTTCTTTTAGTATTTTACTATTATTTAATTTACACCAATCTGTTAACTCAAAATTTGGATCATATATGTCAATAGCTTTTCCTGTTAAATGTAACGATTTCATAGGTATTTTAGTTACATCAGTTATTCCTTTTTCTCTATATACTCTTATATGATCTTCCATAGTTCTAAACCCTGATGTAACAATCATTGGTTTATTCCAAGCTTTTCTAATTATGTTAATTTTATCCAGAAGATCTATTATATTATCTTGTATCTGTTCGTCTAATTCATCGAAATCTATATCTCCAATAACCTCTTTAAGTGTTATCATAATTATCCTTTCTTTTCCATTTTCTCTTTAAGAATCTGAGCGAAGTTTTCTGGTAAATAACTATGTACTAAATCTAAAAATTCATTATTACCAATTAACATACCATTTATCACATCATCTTTATCACTAGCAGCTGGTACAATAAAACCCCAACCAACATCTTGTATAGATAATATTAGTTTTGTTGTAGGATCAGTTACTTCAGGCTTTAGTTTTTTACTCATTGTTGTATTCCTTATTCTAAATCTATTTCTTTAGTAAATTCCATAAGTATCCATGTTTGTTTTTCTTTTTTTTCACTACTCCACTCACTTAAATGAAGTATTCCACCAGCCCCATCATATAAATAACGATATAATGTTACTTTTTTAGGCTTTTCTTTATATTCTTCAAAAAAAGACCTAAAATCATCTATACTAGAACATTCTTCCATAGCTAATCCAGAGTTTAGATCATTTAAATCTTTACATCTATCATAACAAACATTATGTTTACCAATAGCTGTAATTTTAGCATATAACATAGTATAATCTTTAGTTTTTGTTACATATATTATATTAGTATCTAGATTATTCATAAGTTTCTCCTTCCATCATATCAATATCGTAGTATTTCTTATATTCTATAATCTTATTACGTATAAAATCATCAAACCCTTGTAATTCACCTAGAAAGTAATAACATATCAATAATGGTACTCCTTGAGTTGCTGAAAATTCAGCTAGTAGTTGTGATTTTTCAGTATTAGGAAACATTTTTAAATAGTTTTCTAATATTTTCTTACCTGTTCTATAATGATTTATGTTTATTTTCATTTATATCCTTCTAATCTATTTCTTTTAATAAAGAAATTGTTTCATATATACCATCAATTCTTTTAATGTTATTTGGTATATTTTTATATATATTATGAGCTTGATTTACCATACATATATTTTTAACTAAACCTAGACTATTAACGTTAACTATATTATTAACATTATCATCGATATATAATTCTATATTGTATTTTTTTGATAATTGTTTAATTATTTCCTTTTTGTTCGAATTAAAAATAATTTTATCGTATAAAATACCATTATGTGATAGATTAAACCTTGTGGTTTTTGTATGTTTTTTATCTCTTGCTGTTAAAAGTATTATTTTATAACCTAATTTGTTAATTATATTTAATGTGTCGTTAACATATTGAAGAGGTGTCAATAAAGTTAAAATTTCTTTTTCATAGCTTTTCATAAAATTTCGAATATCTTTACCTTGTATAAAACTATTATTAATATCGTCTTTCAGTAAGATACTTTCAAAATTCCATTCTATGATTTGGTTTGTGTTTATATTTGTGTTATTTATTTTATTAAAAAGAAGTATTAGAGTTACTATAAAATTTAGTAGGCAATCATCTATATCTAGAACAACCGCAGGAATTTTATTTGTTGATTTATCAGATAATAAATATTTTTTATTATCTAATAGTTTTTTAAACTCTTCCAATGTAATTAAATTACCCATATAATTCTCTTTATAAAAGGATAGATAAAAAATTCATTTCTTTATCTACCATATAAGAGGATACTATCGACTTCCTTGTCTATCTCAGAAGGAGGCTTTTCTGAGAATATCTAATTATAACATAGCTTTTAAAAACAGTCAAGAGTTAATTATCTTTCTATATTCTATTTCGTTTAATATAGTTAACAAATATTCATCATAGTTATATACAAATTCTGGATCATTTAGGTGTACTAGAAAAAATAACTGTTTATTTAAATACTCATCACTATAATTTTCTACATCAGTAAGTTCGAAAAATGTATATGTTCTAACGTTCTGTTCAACGTAAGGTTTATTATAAATATTAAATATATTAGGTATATCAACTAACGTTAGATAATAATAAATAATTTTTTCAAACATTTTTTATACTCCACTACTACCGAAACCATTAGTACCTCTATTGGTTTCTTTTGTTATTATTTCAACTTCTTCAATGTTAGCTTTAGTAACTTTACATAAGACCCCTTGTGCTATCCTATCCCCAAAATTTATATACTCAGTTTGTGTTTGACTTATGTTATCAACAATAATACATATTTCACCCAAAAAGTTCGAATCAATTGTTCCAGGACTATTAGCTATTCTTAGTTTAGTGTTTAACGTAAGACCACTTCTTGGTCGAATCTGTATCTCATAATTTTCTGGTATATTTACACTTAAACCTGTTGGAATTAACATAGTCTCTCCTGGTTGTATTGTTATCCTTCTAGATATAACAGAACTAAAATCAAAACCAGAATCACCATCACGACCATACGAAGGAATTATAGCATCTCTATTTAATTTTTTAAATTCTAATTTCATACTTTCTCCAAAACTATTTGATATATAGGTTTATTTAATTTTTCAAATAATGTTTTTGTAATATTCGAACCTCTACTCCTACCATCCCATATTAATAATAATTTATCTGCACATTTAGCTATTTCCTTATTTCTAATATATCCAGCAGATTTACCAAATTTATCCCAATCAGGAAGATATTCAATATAATCAATATTATATAATTCACTATATATTTTTGCAGACAAATCTACACCCTTAGCTCCACCACTTACTATTTTTATAAAATCTTCAGCATATGGATCTAAGAATCTTTCTGAATATAATTTATTAATATAAGTATGTAATTCTTCTGGACTTAATGTTATAGTTCTAGATCCGCATATAGCTAATTTCATTATTTTTTCTTATCCATAGTTTTACTTAATAAAATTGCTTCTTCTTTTTTCTTTTTAAACTCAACAAATTCATCTTCAGGTTTTTTATTACTGATAAGAAAATTAACAATCAATGATGTATTGAGTGTGCCTGTTACTTTCACATTCAATCTTTCCTTTTCACCATTTTTTTCAATAGTAAGAGCTTCGTCAACAAACATATCTCTCATATCTCTAATGTAAGGTTGACAATCTCTACACAAACCAACACCTCTATGATTTCTATATGTTTTTTTACCACACTTAACACAAATCAGATTCCCTTTCGCTTCTTTCGTCATCTTGTTCTCCATTTGGATTTAGTAATATTAATAATCTATTATTATATGAATTATGTATAAAATTTTCAACTTCTTCAATGCTTTCAAAATCACAATAAAAGATATGATTCATATTTTCTTTCATATCTGATTTTTTAAAGAAGTAATTAGTTATTGTTGTTCCTAGTAATACTCTCATATGAAGTAATATATCCCAAAAACAACAATTAATGCTCCAACAACTTTAAACAATGTTGATATTACAACATCTATTTCCTTTACTGGAATAGGAAGACTAACAATACCTTCAATTATCTCCTTACCACCAACATGATTTAGTAATTGATTATATTTCATTTTAAGTGAATGTACTTCCTCAGTTCTAGCTTCCCAACCTATACGTACTAAATCTTCATTGTTAACATAAGCTTCAATACAGTTCACTCTAGCTTTATTTACTTCATACCACTCATCAAAAGATGAATATATACCATTTTCTTTCTGAGCTTCTTTTAGTTTCTTCTCTAATTCTAGTATAAAATCTTTATCATCGTTCATAATAAACCCTTGTTAAATAGTGTATTGGATGATTAACTTCCTTAAAGTAAATACTAAATAATTGTTGTAATGGATTCTTTCCATACTGTACTCTTAGTATTATATCATATATTGGTTTAAAAAACAATTTAAAAAATAAATTGTTTGAACTATATATTCTAATAAACCATAGTATCTTACCACAAGTAGATTCTTTTTCTTCAAACATACTAACTAACATCATAATAAATAGTATTGGTATAAACATATAACATATAACATTATTGTTTAGTATACCATAGTATATTGTATCTCTAGGGTGTAACCATTTAGTCGGTTTATCTGGTGTCTGGTTATCATATTTAAAGTATCCTTGTCTCTTTATTTCATCCCAAATATCTTTATGGTATTTCTTATTAAATAATTTAGAATAACATACCATAGATGTTAAGTTATCATGACTCATTGAATCTATATTTGTTGGATGTTGTTTAAACACACCTTTACTTAGTTCACATTTATCCATAGCTTCAGTAAATGTTAAGTATTCATGACAATTAAATCCATAACATAACTTAAATAGTAGTATATACTCAAATGTGTATAACATACTATTTTCTCCACCATCTTCGTTATCTATACTGTTAAGCAATCCATTTGAATCAAAATATGACATATATAATCCTAGCTACGTTTCTCAGTATTATCAAGTAAATAACATCTATTAGCATGTTCAACATATAGTTGGTTAAGTTTAATAGAGAATTGCTTTGCAAACTTTAAGTTAGTACTTATAATATCTAACTTATCCTTTAGTTTGTCATCTTGAGATAGTTTATCTAGAGTTTCAACAGAACTAGTTACCAATTTAGCTAGTATATCTAATTCCTTTAACTTTAACTCACTATAGACATTATTATGGTCAAACTTAGCTAATACTTTGTTACCATATCTAACAGTATTCCTTGCTTTGTTATTCTTAGCTCCTTGTATTGCATCTTTTATTACCATGTTAAGATATTGCTTCTCATCTATAGTAAACTCTAACTTCATAGTTACTCCTTTATTATTGTTAATACCTATATTATACCATATCTATAATTAGAAATCAAGAGAAATAATAAATTATTTTAATTAAACTTATCCGTGCCATTTGTCTAAGGTTTATTACATTGTTTAACACAACCTTTCTCCGCTTTTTGCTACGAAAGGTTATACATAGTTAAACGCAAGAAAAGACTGATGTAACACTACCTAACGTCCTACTGTTGTTTCCTATTGTATCATATTTTTCTTGGTTTGTAAAGAGTACTAACAACTATTTTTTAAACTATTATTTGATTATCAAGTGTTATTGTAGGGTTACGTAGTGTCAAGTCGGAAGGTCTATATTGACATAGTGTTTAACACATACAAGCCGTTAACGAAACTACCGATACCCTATTATATCATAAAAAAGGAGTTTTATGAATTATTTAAAACGGATATGGTTATTTTTATCTAGTTTCAAACACTATCTTTTAAGTGTCTATGTACTCTTTGTTATTAAATTACTATTGATTCAACCAACATTACAAACAGCAGCTAATCTTTTAGTGTTAGGTGGTGTTTATTGTTTTATTTATTGGATGGATAATAAACGTAAGATAGAAACTGAAGAAGACTTTAAAGAAAGTACTAGAGAAGAGATAAACGATATTAAAAGTAAACTAGCTAGAGTTAATCTAGAGTTTCAACAATCGAAGAGAAAATAGATATGGATACATTAAATATACTAAATCTAGAGCAATTGAAAAATGAAATGAATTCTAAGGAATTTGCTGAGAAAGCATGTAATATGCTTTTTGAAGCAAAGAATTATATTGATGACTTAGAAGAGAAAGTCAAACATTTAGAAGAGTTACTAAAAAATAGTAGTGTTCCATCAATTCAACCAAAGCAGGAAGAAGGTATACTGGCTCGTAGAAGCCACCAAATGGAGATTATTGAGGTTGAATTCAAAAGGATGCATGATGGTATAGTCATGCAAGGAGAACGCTTAGAAGGGGCTGATTTGCGTAAATTTGACGTACTTATAAAAGCATATGTAGCTTTAAAGAATGGTGATAAGCTTCCTAAACTATCCAAGGAAGATAAACAAGAAGCTACTGCTGATTTATTGCGCATAGTTTCAGGTGAAGATGATGAATAGTGGAGATAAAACTATCATAGAAGAAGTTGTTGAGGATAAAGAACCTGTTGTTGATAGTAAAATAATAAATACTGAAGAAGATTTAGTCAAGATTGTACCTAGAGGTAGACCTAAAGGTACAACTAAACCTGATGCTAAAAAACAGAGATTACAAAGAGAAGCTGCTGTTAAATTGTGGAAAAGAGGAGTACTTCATTGGAAGTTGGATAGTAATCAGAAAAGTTTATATGAAAATTACCATACTACTAAGAATAATTTGTTAGTATGGTGCCTCTCAAGACAAACTGGAAAGTCAATAAATTCAAGTACTTACGTCATCACAGAAACTGGACCAAAGTTAATCAAAGATATTAATATTGGTGATATTATTTATGGATATAATAAAGACGGTAGTGTAAGTCCAACTAAAGTTGTTGATAAAATAGATTGTGGTGTTGAAGAAGTATTTGATTTAGTTGGTAATGGTAAAGTTTTAGCTGGTTGTACTGATGAACATTACTGGTTAGTTAAAAATGGTGAAGGTAATCTTTTGGAGAAACCACTAAAAGATTTTAATGAGTATGATAAAATAGTAACTGTTGTAAATGGTGTGACAGATTCTGTTAGTGTTAGAAAAGAAAATAGAAGAATGGAACAATGTTGGGATATTACTGTTGATAATGATACACATTTATATCTTACTGGTGATGGATTGGTAACTCATAACTCTTTCCTAATTTCTTTATTAGCAATCGAAGAATGTATTCGTAATCCCAACTTTAAAATAGCTTACGTTTTACCTAGACAGAATCAAGCTAGAAAATTAATTAAATCTCGTTTCAATGAAATATGTATAGATTGTCCTAAAGAATTAAGACCTAAATTTAATACTCAAGAAAACGTATTCGTATTTGATAATGGTTCTGAAATTCATTGTATTGGTACAGACTCTGGTAATATTGAAAATGCTAGAGGTCAAAGATTTGATAGGGTATTCATGGATGAGTGTGGATTTATGGATTCATCTGAATTTGACTACTATTATAAATCTGTATTATTTCCAACTATGAATACGTCTAAGCGTAGATTAACAATCATGATTTCAACTCCACCATCTTCAGCAGCACATACATTTAATAAATATATTAAAGAAGCTGACTATAAAAAAGCATATACCAGAAGAACTATATATGATTGTCCTAGATTTAAAGGATATGAAATAGAAGAAATGGCTAATGCTGTTGGTGGTAAAGATTCTATAGATTTTAAAAGAGAATACTTATGTAAATTATTAGCTGACACAAATTCATTAGTTATACCAGAAGCTACTGATGAAAAAATGAAAGACATAATACAAACATGGAAACGACCAGCACACTATACATGTTATACTTCTGGTGACTTTGGTATACTAGATTGGACAGCTTTTTTGTTTGCGTATTATGATTTTAGAAATGATGAAATTGTTGTTGAAGATGAATTAGTATTCAATGGTAAAGAATATACAACTATTGATATGGCTGATGCTATTAAATTAAAGGAAAAGATGCTTTGGGGTGACAAATTACCAGAGTCAAGGATATGTGATACTAGTTGGCAAATTATCGTAGACTTTAATAACTTACACAACTTATCGTTTATACCAACTAGAAAAGATGATAAAAACGCACAAATAAACGCTTTACGTATGAAAGTTTCTGGTAAAAAACTAAAGATAAATCCTAGATGTATAAACCTAATATTTCATTTAATGAATGCTACTTGGAATAAAGCAAGAACTAAATATGAGAAAGCTGCTGATGGTTCACATTTTGACTGTTTAGATGCATTGATTTATTTGATACGTAACATCAACTATCATAAAAATCCATACCCTAAAGATTACGATTTACCTAAAGGTGGATTCTACTCTCCTAAACAAAAACAACAACTTACGGACGTTCAACAGAGTATTCGTGACATTTTCACAGTTAAGCGTCGTAGATGATTATCAAGTATTAATGTAGTTTAAATTAAACAACTAATGTTATTGGAATATAATATATGTTTTCTAAAAATAGTCCAAATAGTTTGTCAGTATTAGATCCAGGACAAACACTTCAAACTGCATTTAACGACACACAAAGAGCGTTTGATGTTATATTAGCCAATGACTTTGTTCCTAAACGTTACGTTAAAGTTAGTTATGAATATAAAGATATGAGTGATGGAACGTTTGAAGTTGAATATATTAATTTTTATGGTGAAGGTATTGCTCATGAAACTTTAATTTCATGTAGAGGAACACCAGATGGTAGAAGCGAAATTACTACAGTTACTTTTAATGGTAAAACTGGTATAAATTTAGATGGTAAATATTTCATAATATATGATGATGTTGGATCTGTTGGTGTATGGTTTAATCTTAATGGTACATCAATACATCCAGTTACTGGAGCTTTAAGAGATTTAGAAGTTGTTATATATTCATCAGATAATTCTAATTTATTAGCTTCTAGATTAAAAGAAGTTATGAATTTAGATAGTGAATTTACATCACTTAATATTGGGTGTATGACAACTATAGCTAGTAATAGTGTTGGTGATAAACCAGATGCAACAAATGGTACAAGTGGTTTAGGTATATCATCACAAAAAGGTTTAAACACTCTTAATAATAAATACTTTTTTTTATATACAACAAATGATGAGTTTAAATTTCACGTTTGGTATAATTTAGATGGATTAGGTGTTGATCCATCACCTCTAGGTAGTATACCAATTATTGTTAATATTTTATCAAGTGATAATGAGAACACTATTGCTGAAAAAACAAATAATGCTATAGATATATTAGATTATTTTATTGCTACATATAGAACGAATGAAGTAACAATAAAGAATAATACATATGGTGTAGCAACAATAACTACAGATGTTAATACTGAACATGGAATGATTAAATCTGTACAAATAGGAGAAATCGGAGGGTTAGTAGCGAAAGTTAGAATACATTATGATGTAGTTACTAAATTAATATCTTCTATTGAAAAAATAATCTAGGAAGGATTTGTTGTGAAGGGAGTTTTCAATCATTTAAATAACTGGCTTCACAGAAAGGAGTCTGAAAAGTTTACCACCGATGGTGATGGTAATACTGCTGTACGTATTCAAGGTGAAATAAGTTTAGCTATTGAAGTTGATTCTGGTTTAACTCAAAATATAGCGGCACCTCTAGCTAATACAGAATATAGTTTTACAATACCTTTGGGTACTAAAAGATTTGAATGGAAATCAAGGAAATTTGGAGAGATACAATGGTCTTTTCAGATTGGTGAAAGTGGAACAACATTTTCAACATTAAGTCCTGGAAATTTAAAGACTGAAGATAATTTAAAATTAGTTGTTCCGATAGTTGTATACTTTAGATCTAACAAGGCAAATGATACTATAGAATTATCTAGTTGGAGCTAGATAATTATTTTAACAATTTTTAGGAGGTTTTATGGGTTGGAAGACAAAGCTAATTTTCGATGTAACCGACGCTGACACTATATTAGCTAGTGATTCCGTTGGTGCATATGTAAGATCATCTGATGGTACGTTAATTGACCATCAAACAATTAATTCTCAAGAATGGTTGAATACAGCATCGGCTTTATTTGATAGTGCCGGTAATGGTATTACTTCTACCGGTAATGCATTAGATGTTAACATTGCTTCTAGTGATATTCAAATTGATGTTGATTTAGATCATACAGAAGATTCTGTAAGACTTGGTGATGGTACTAATTATTTTACTTCTACTTCTGAAAACAGTGATATTGCATTAGATGTTCATATTTCTAATTCTTCAATAGCAGTAACTGCTTCAGATTTAGACATTAGAGATTTAGTATATACATCTGATAGTGTTACAGCTTATCAAGGAACAGATCCTTGGGTTATTGGTGATGGTGGTAATTCAATTACAGTAGATGCTTCAGATTTGGATATTAGAGACTTAGCTGCTGCTACTGATAGTGTATCTTCTTGGACTAAAGACGGAGCAGGAACATCTATCACTTCTACTGTTGTTGGTGCTGATACTGGATTAGATGTTAATATCATCAATTCTTCAATAGTTGTTAATGATGCAGCTTTAGCTAACACAGCTATTGCAAATGATGTTAATACTCTAGATGTTGCAGATACTAGAGAATCTGTTGTTGCATCAGCATTAGCTAATAGAAAGTATTTATATATTTTTAATAATACAAATAAAAGAGCATTTGTTGGTGGTGCTTCAGTTACACAAGCAAACGGATTTCCACTAGATCCAGCGAACATTATGGAACTAAGAGCAGGAGCTGCTGTAGATGTTCAATGGATAGCAGCAACATTAGGTCATGAAATTAGACACATGGAATTATCATAATTCAATAACAAGTAGGAAGGGAGAGTAGAAATACTCTCTCTAATCCCTTGTTCATATAAAAGGAGTTTATATGGAAAATTATTTCAATGAAGAAGACAAAGAAAAGTTTATTGAATTTATAAATACAATAGCTAAAAAAGCAGAATTCAATCATTTCAAAACACAAGATATAATCGACTATTTCAAATTACTTAGTTATATTCAAACTAAATTTATACCTAAATTAGATGCTAATATTTTAGAAGTTAAACGAATTATTAAATCTAAAGAAAGTAAGGTAGAATAATTATATATGACAACTAAGTTCTGTCCTAAATGTAAACAAGAAAAAAATATAGAAGATTTTTGTATTGATAGAGCAAAAAAATCTGGAAGAAGTTCATATTGTAGAAAATGTAAAATAGATAGAATAAGAGAAACAAAAGACAACGTTAATTCTAGAAGAAGAAAATATTATAGAAAAAATAAAGATAGAATATGCGAATTAGGAAGAATTAATGCAAAAAAAATATTATTATGAAGATTTAGAATTAACACATCAAAAAAGTAGAGAACGTTCTAAAAGAGAATATTATTTAGATATAGATAATTCTAGAGCAAAAGTAAGAGAAAATAGTAGAAGAAACAAAAAAGTTCAACCAAAATGGATAACAAAAGAACAAAAAGAAGAATTAAAATTAATATATAAAAATTGTCCAAAAGGATATCATGTTGATCATATAATACCGATAAAAGGTAAAAATATTACTGGACTACATGTTCCTTGGAATTTACAATATCTTCCTGCTATAGAAAATATGAAAAAAGGGAATAGGATATAATTATGTCTGGAAATTTTTCACAACTGGATGGTCCTGGCTATAATAAAGCTTTGAGTGTTACAACAACAGCACAAGAAGTTGTTTATGATACAACTCCATTAAGTGAACGTAAAATAATAACAATTCAACCTTTGAATGGTGATATTTATTACGGATATAGTAATGGTGTTACAACATCTAACGGTACTAAAATATTTAGTAATCAATTTTTTCCACTTGAAGTTGGACCAGAATTAAGGGTTTGGGTTATTACAGCTACTGGAACTGTTGATGTTAGAATAACAGAGGTAGCATAATGACACATCGTACACACCCAACTCAAGTAGCAAAATCTACACCATTTGATAATTCAACAAATGGATTCAATTCCACAGATACTCAGTCTGCAATAGAAGAATCTAAACAATATGGTGAAGGATTTCCTAGAGCAGGAATAAGAGGTGTATATAACGGTATTGTTGGTAATAATAATTGGTTAGGTCCAACAGAATTACTACCAAACACACCATTTTGTGTATTTGCTGTTAAAACCAAAATAAACGAAATAAGTTGGTCTAATCAAACTATAAATGTATCTTTTAGAGTACAATTTAGATCAGTTTCTAAAACTGGAACTATTTTTTATACATTAGATGTTGATAGCCCAAACGATGGATATGGATTTGTTAATGGTCTAGATTATACTTTTGATGCTGGTAGTGTTGTATATGCTCAATACTTAGATGACGGTACTAACTGTAGTGATATGGATTTAACATTATGGGTTTCGAGGGTTCCAGTATGATTATGATGAAAAAGATACTTAAAAATAATACAGAAGAGACTATACAAATATTAAATAGTGATATTCCTTCTGGTGAATCATATGATGTACCATCAAACCAATGGTTCAAATTATTATCTAGTGAGAGTGTATTAACTAGATTAGAAAATGGTACAGTCATATTAAATGATGGTGTTGAAGATTTGTCGTATGAAAAGGCGATTCTACATATGAATAGAATGAATCCTTTTGATTTTTATTCTTCATTAGCTGTTGATAAAAATGGTACAGATCAAAACATATCAACTTCTTGGACCGCAGTAACATCATCTAGAGTACTTTGGGATTTAGATGGTAATTATGATTCAGATAATGACGAATTTGTTATACCTAGAGATGGTATATATTTATTAGACTTACAAATGAAATTAAAATCTTTACTTGATGTTAGTACAGTAACGTTAAGTATATTTAAAGTTGGTGAAGAATCTGATGAAGAATGGTTTGTTTTAGACTATAAAGATACTTTACAAAATGTATCACAATTAACTTGTGCTATAGAATTTGATTTCTATCGCGGTGAAAGATATAAAATAAAAATAATAATGACAGGTGGTTTATTAGTTAGTGGAAAAATAGACGGTAATGATGTATATACGGCTTGGGGTTTAACTTTTCAAAAACCTTTGTTTTCTTAATTAAGGATGATTTATGGAAAATAATAAATATTTTGCAGCAAGAGAATCAAAAGAATGTGCTTCAGCTTTGTTATCTAAAATTGAATCATGGGATAGATCACTTAACTCTTGTGGATTCATGGATAAACTTAGAGATTTATATGCTGCATATTATGGTGGATACTATAATTCAATAGGTGAAGCTCATCAAATTACGTTTGCTGGTGAAGATGGAGAACTAGCTCAGATAGTAGTTAATCATCTCAGAAACATAGCTAGACATATGTTGACTATGACAACATCAACTAGACCGGCAATGGAATGTAGAGCAGTAAATACAGACTTTAAATCGGTTACACAGACATATCTAGGAAATGGTCTACTTGACTATTATATGAGAGAAAAGAAACTAGAAGAATACTTAAAGATGGCATGTGAATATGCATTATCTACATCTTTGGGTTGGATGAAAATGTCTTGGAATGGTATGTTAGGTGAAGTAACTAATAAAAAAGAAATACAAGAATACAAAGAACTACAAGAAAATGGAGAGAAAGTAGAAATACCAGATCCACAGTATGAAGGTGATGTTGAATTTAATGTTCTATCAGCTTTAGATGTTGTTATGGATCTTTCCAAAGAAGGTAGAGATTTCGATTGGATTATAACTAGATCATTTAAAAATAGATATGACTTGATCGCTAAGTATCCACATTTAGAAAAAGAAATAATGGCTATAGAATCGAAAGATCATTCGAAAAGAGTACGTGTTGGTTTATATAGTGGAGATGAAACTGATGATATATCTGTGTTAGAGTTTTATCACAGGCGTAGTGAGGCAATGCCTGAAGGTAAATATATGTTATTTGTTTCTGAAGAAGCAATACTCCATGAGGGTGAACTACCATATAGGAGGATACCTGTATTCCCAATTTATCCAGGAAGAATACTAGGAACACCATTAGGATATAGTCCTTTATTTGATTTACTATCAATACAGGACGCACATAATAGTTTAAATTCAGCAGCATTAAGTAACAACGTTGCTTTTGGTGTACAAACAATATTAAATCCTAGTGGATCAAATATTGATGTCACACAATTAGCTAATGGTTTAAGTATCATGGATTATAACCCTCAAGGTGGTGCTAAACCTGAAGCTTTAAACTTAACAAAAACAGCTCCTGAATTGTATAATTTAATGGATCGTTATGTTAAAGATATGGAAACTCTATCGGCTATAAATTCAACAGCTAGAGGAAATCCAGAAGCATCTTTACGTTCTGGATCAGCATTGGCTATGGTACAAACTAATGCTATACAATTTATGTCGGGTTTACAACAAGAATATATTTACTTAATTGAAAATGTCGGTATTTGTTTAATTGAAATACTTCAAGATTTTGCTAACTCTCCAAGAATTGCGGCTATTGTTGGTAAATCTGGAAGGTCGTATATGAAAGAATTTAAAGGAGAAGACCTACGTTCTATAAATAGAGTTATTGTTGATGTTGCAAATCCTTTAACTAATACACTTGCTGGTAGAGCACAAATGGCTGATAATTTACTTCAATATGGCACACTTACCCCAGAACAATACATAACAATTATACATACTGGTAAATTAGAAATGGGTACAGAAGATATTGTAAAAGAGGAATTTTTAATACGTGGTGAAAACGAAGGTTTCTTAATGGGAACAAAACCTATTGTATTAGCTATAGAAAATCACCCCAAACATATTCAATGTCATAGAGGTGTATTGAATGATACTATATTAAAATCTGATGCTGAGTTAGTTAATCTAGTATTAACTCATATCAATGAACATATTCAAACTTGGAAAAATACAGATCCTATGTTGTTACAAGCTATGGGTATTCAACCGATAGTTCAACCAATAACCCAACCAAATCCAGGACAGACAACATCACCATCACAAATGGAAGCACCCCAAAATCTACCACCAGTAGAACAGGCATTGAATCAACAAGATACAACATTACAAAAGCCAAGAATGCCTGAAGGTTTTGAAAATGCACCATTAACAGCAAATGAAGGAATGACAAATATATCAAATAGTTAGTATACATTTTGACGAGTTTTTCGAAAGATTTACTCGTCATTCTCCTATCACTATCGATGGAGAAAATAATACACCTATCCTATATGGATGGTAAACAAAGGAAAATTTATGGCTGAAGTAACACAAGAACAACCATCACAAGAAGCACCAGCAGAAAATGTAGAAGCTGTTGTACAACCAGAAGAAGGTAATGTTGAAGCTGCACCAGAACAACCAGCAGAAGCTAGTCCTGAAATGAAAGACGCAGTTAAGTCAACTTTAAAAAAGTTAAACATTAAAGTTGATGGTAAAGAAATTGAAAAACAAATTGACTTAGCTAACGAAGAAGAACTAATTAGAATGGTTCAACTTGCTGAAATGTCACAGAAAAGAGCACAAAAAGCTGCTGAACTAGAAAAGAAAGATGCTAAGGTACAAAAGGATTTACAAGACTTCTTTAACTATTTACAAAAAGATACAGCTAATGCTTTACGTAAAATGGGTATTGATATTGATGGACTTTCTGAAAAGATAATGAATGACAAATTAGAGAAAGCTCAACTAGATCCAAAAGATAGAGAGTTAATGGAACTTCAAGAAAAGCTTAGACAAAAGGAAGAAGAAGAACAGAAAGCTAAAAAACGTGCTGAAGAAATTGAAATGAAAGCACTACAAGATAGATATGCTGCTGAATATCAAAGAGATTTGATGGCTGCTATTGAAAAGAATCAATTACCAATGAATCCTGAGATTATTAATAGAATGACTGGATATATGAGAATAGCATTGAAGAATAATATTGATGTTAGTTTTAATGATATCGTTCCTTTGGTTAAAGATCAAATACTAAATGAAATCAAATCGATAGCTAGTGTAATGCCTTTAGAAGTTATTGAAAAATTGTTGGGTGAAGATAAAGTTGGACAAATAATAAAGAAAAGAAAGAAAGCTGAACCAGTTAAAAAAGAAGCACCACCAACTAGTAATAGTATAAAGGATACTGGAAGTAAACCAAATAAAGAAGTTATTGACCGAAAATTTAAAACGATAGAACAAAAAGATTTTTGGAGTAAAATATAATAATTTAAACAGGTTACCTAGCTAATAGGTAACCCTTTGTTATCTTAGTACAACATAATTATCAAGTACTTATGTGGGTTATTATTTTAGTATTTATTATGATTTTCATATACCCAACGATGGATTATGAAATACCAGAAATAGAAAAAGAGTAATTAACAAACAAAGTAGGTTTTTCATTTATAGGTAGTCTATAAATGATATTTTTTAAATAAATTAAGGAGTTTCTATATGTCTTATAATCATAATGATATGGCAGCTCTAAATGGTTTTCATAAATCCATTTATGGCGAATTAACTGATTTAATACCAGAAGGTGTTAAGATTTCTAAGATGATACCTTTCGTATCACCTAATAAAAGAATGGGATTGGAATACAAGAATACGATTAATTTGGGTTAACAATAGATAGTGCAATCTAAGCCCAAGTAAAATCCTTTCTAATTGACTTGGAAGCCTTTCTATAATATAATAAAGGTAACAAGGGGCAAGGGTAAAACCAGCCTGAACGACTTAACGAAAGGACTTCGAAAGAAGATGCGAAAGTCAACTTGAAAAAATAAAAGAAACCCAATAGGGAGTTCGAATGTTGGAATTAAAGAAAAATAAAAAAGCGTTTTTAATAGGGACATTGTTAGGAGATTCTTCTTTTGCTGGAAAAAAAAATAAACATATACTTTTTGGTCATTGTGAGAAACAAAAAGATTATGGTAAATGGAAATTAGATTTGATATCAACAGAATATGGTGTTGGAAGTAAAATGTGTTTAGCTAAATCTATGACATCACCTTCGGGAAAAAGACAAAATTTTTATAGATTTTGGACAACTGTACATCATAAATTTACTTCTTTATATTATAGAATGATTGTTGATGGTAAAAAAAGAATAACTGATTATGTTCTAAAACATTTTAATGAAATTTCTTTAGCTATACTTTTTATGGACGATGGTTCAAAAGAAAGTCATAAAGGAAAACTAAAAGCTTTTAAATTTTCTTTAGGTGGATTTCCAAAAGAAGATGTTATTAAACTTTCTAATTTATTATTAGAAAAATTTAATATTCATAGTAAAGTATATCTTGAACATAATTTTTATCCTTATATTAGAATTGGAAAAAAAGAAGATAAAGAAAGATTTATTAATTTAATAAAAGATTATATTCATCCTGATATGCTTTATAAAATTCAAGTTGTTTCTGATCTCAGTTATAAAATAGATAAAACTGAGAGTTTGATTACTCAAACTTACTAGCATCAAAAGCTAGTAATAACAATATGTTAGAGCACGGAGTTTCTTACAACGGTGATTCTGGAGAAATTGTAACTTTAAAAGATGCAATTTCAGGAGCTACTAAAGAAGCAACAGTAAAAGGTTGTGAAATGATATTGAAAGCCCAATTATCATTCGCAGCTATTTCACGTTCCATTAATGATGCTGCTGCTTACGGTAAAGCAACAAAACATGTTGTTCGTAACCTTTTAAATTCAACTTATAAGAAGCATGAATACCAATGTTTCTATGGTCAATCTGGATTGGCTACTATAAGTGTTGTTGATGATGCTTCTGCTTATTTTGATATTACAGTAGCTGAATGGGCACCTGGAATTTGGGTTGGTGGTGAGAAAATGAAGTTAGATATTTATAATCTAACTGATTCAGCAATGAACACTACTATTATCAAAATTACTAAAGTTGATATCAGAAACAAAAGACTTTATGTTGATATGGCTTCTGCTGTAGGTGATAACTTAGCTACTTTGAAAGCTTCTAAATTAGCTGGTGATGAACTAGTTATTTATGAGCATGGTGCTAAGGGTAACGAATTTATGGGTATCTATAAAATGTTAACAACTACTACTGGTAACATTTTTGGTGTTTCTACTGATTACAGCTTATGGACAGGTAACGTTTATCCAGTAGGTGGAGCTTTATCATTCGAAAAAATTTCTGATGGTATTGCTGATGCAGTAGCTAAAGGACTTGAAGGAAAGATTTCTCTTTTCGTTAATCCTAAAACATGGTCTGATTTGTTAAATGAACAAACAGCAAAAAGACTATTTGATGAGTCTTATGATGTCAAGAAATATGAGAATGGTTCACAAACTATCGTATTTCATAGCCAAAATGGTTTGATTGAAATCATTAGCTGTACTTATGTTAAAGAAGGAATAGCTTTCGGACTTGACCTTGAATCTTTTGAAAGAGTTGGATCTTCTGATATTACTTTCAATCTTCCAGGAAAAAATGAAGAAATGTTAATTGTTCTTGAAAATCAAAACGGTATTGAATATCGTACTTATTGTGACTTAGCAATTTTCTGTAATGCTTTAGGACGCAATATCGTATTCACTGGTATCGTTAACTAATTATAACAAACAGTTATCCTACCTTTAGGGGGGGGGGCGTTCTGCTCTCCCTTTTTTTTATCTAATTTCCAGTATTTATTTAATCTTATCAAGTATTAATGTATATAATAACATCAAGGAAAACAAATGTCTAAAATCGTATATATTAATAATAAGACTTATAACCTACCACTTCAAGGTGAGAATGCTCCTTGGGGTGAGGAACAAGCTGATATAATAAATGCAATTATTGATGCATTAAATACACTCCAAGGTCCAGATGACATTATTGAAACTTCAGAAACAATACTAAATACTTCTGGAGCTAAAGAAATAATAACATTCCATTTCAATTCTTCAACAGTTAGATCATTTGAAGCTCCATATAACATATCAAGACGGATTACTAAAGAAATAACTTCCTATACTGGTAATGGAGTTACCACAATTGTGGTACTTTCATATAATCACAATCTAAACAACGGTGATACTGTAACAATAACAGATACTTCAAACATAGACAGTACATTTGTTATTACTAGAATAAATGCAACATCTTTTAGTATTCTTTCAACATTTAATGGTTCTGATGTTGGTGGTAAGTTTGATATTGAATTAGTAGAGAGTGGTGTCCTTTCTGGAAACTACTCACTTCAAGGTTGGGTATTAGCCCAAAGAAGATTAGGTGATGCTAAGGTTGAATTTGATATAAATTCTTCTGGTACAATAACCTATAATCCAGAAGTTTTAAGTGGAGAAGTTGGATCTCACGCTTCTTTATTAAAGTTTTTTGCCAAATCAATAATTTCAGTATAATACATTTAAAGGAATTACATAATGAAAAAAGCATGGGCATGGATTAAAGGTATTATATTAGTTAAAGAACTAACGTCTAGAACATATGATAAATCTTCTGAAGGTAATCTTTATAATCAAAATAATGAAAAGATAAAAGTACATATAAATGGTGCTGATAGAGAAATAATTACCGATACACAAACTCAAACACTAACAAATAAAACAATAAATGCTGATACTAGTACAATAACTAACATAAATACCACAAACATAAAGACTTCAATATTAGACACAGCAACAACAGGTCTAATCAACAACGAAACACATTTAGCAACATCAGCTTCTATTTACAAAGCTTTAGCTGATGCTATTGCAACAAAAGATCAAGCTAGTGAAATATCTTATGATAATGCAGTTTCTGGATTAGTAGCCACAGATGTTCAAGCTGCAATAGATGAAGTTGAAGGAAGACTAGGTACAGCAGAAACAAACATAGGTAACGTAGCAACAGATCTTTCAAATCATGAATTAGATAAGACAACACATGGTGTAACTAGTGATATTGTTGGTAAAGACGATAACCAAACATTAACTAACAAAACTATAAATGCTGATAACAGCACAATTAGTAATATAAATACTACAAATATAAAGAGTAGTATATTGGATACAGCAACGACAGGGTTGATTAACAATGAAACCCATATAGCAACGTCCGCTTGTATCTATAAAGCGATCAACGATGCTATTGCTAATCATGACCAAGCTAGTGAGATAACCTACGATAACGCTGTTTCTGGGCTTGTAGCGACCGATGTACAAGATGCTATAGATGAGGTTGAGGGAAGGTTAGAAACCGCTGAAGGTGCTGTAAGTACCGTTGGAACTAATTTAAGCAATCACATAACTAATGTAACAGATGCTCATGATGCTTCAGCTATAAGTACAATAGATGAATTTACATATAGTAATTCTTCTAACGTACAAGATGTGTTAGATGATTTAGATGCAGCAATTGCTACAGTATCTGGTAATACTGGAACTGTTGCAAGTGATTTGAATAATCACATTTTAGATACAACAACACATGGAACTACCTCAGACATAGTTGGTAAAGATGATAACCAAACTTTAACAAATAAAACTATGGATGCTGATAATAATACTTTTACTAACTTTGAACACGGTGCTGAAGTTGATGATCCTTCAAGTGGTGTTCATGGTGTAACAGGAAGTATTGTAGGAACAAGTGATACTCAAGAATTAACAAATAAAACTTATACTAATCCAGAAATCTCAGGAACACAAACTTGGAAATATGCAAAACAAAAAACTGGAGTAGCTAATTTACAAAATAATCAAACAAACACTAACGTATTAGGTATGAATTTTCATGTTGATACTCATTGTGTTGAAATACTAGCATATGTTTTCGTTGATGCTACTGTTGATTATTATCAAATGTTTAAATTAAATTTAGTTAATAAAAATGGTACATGGGTTTTAGATGCCAACCATTCTGGTGATGTATCAGGAATTACATTTGATGTGTCTGCTGGTCAAGTAACTTATTCAAGTCCGAACTTTGCCGGATTTAGTTCTGCATTTATTAAATATTTTGCTACTAGTATATATTTGGATTAAGAGATAAAAATGGGAAAAATTTGTACAAAATGTAAAAAAGATAAAGAGTTAAATGAATTTGGTAAAAAAACTTCATCCAAAGATGGTTTAAGAAATGATTGTAAAGAATGTAGAAAAATAGAAAGGAAAATTTATTTAGAAAAAAATAGAAAACCAAAAAAAGAAAAAATTAAATTGACTGAAGAAGAAAAAAAGATTAAAAGTCATGAGAGATATTTAAAAAATAAAGATAAAATAAAAATAAGAAATAAAAATTGGCGATTAAATAATATAGAGAAGGTTAGAGATTATAAGAGAAGATATGTTAACCAAAGATATCATTCTGATCCTGAATATAGATTTATGTGGTTAATTCGTACAAAAATAAATAAAGTTTTAAAAGGTACTAGAAAATATAAAAAAACTATGGAATTGGTTGGATGTACAATTGAAGAATTAAAAATATATTTAGAAAAACAATTTAAGGAAGGGATGACATGGGAAAATAGAGGAATAGTTTGGCATATAGATCATATTAAACCAATTAGTAAATTTGATTTAACAAATGAAGAAGAACAGAAGAAATGTTTTCACTATACTAATTTACAACCATTATTTGCTATAGATAATTTAAGAAAAAGTAATAAATATCAGGAATAACCTTTGGTATAAACCAATGAAGTACTCCACTTCCTGTGAAACTGATATAAAAAAGGAGAAAAAATGAGTATTAGAACTTATCAAAAAGGAATTCGAGTTGAACCAACAACCAATCCACCATCAAATCCTGTCGATATGCAGTTATGGGCTAGTGATGGATTAGGAAGTTATGCTAAAGAATATTGGCGATATGATTTAGATACCACAAGTTGGGTATCATTGGGTGGAGGTGGTGGAGGTTTAGATACTTTCACAACAGTAGCATTAGCTGAAGCAGCTACTGGTTATTCTGAGCCTGATTTAATTTATGTTGTTGAAACAGAATCATTCTATCGTTATGAATCTAATAGTTCTGAGACTGATGATAATACTTTTATATTAAGTACTAACGATGGTGGAACTACTAGATGGATAGCTGTAGGTGGTAAATATATATTTGGAACAATTAATACTCAAAGTATTGATACTGATAATTTAGTTGTTGGTAGTCCTGCTGCTTATGATTTATTACAATATAATGGTACTACTTTTACTAGTCAATACTTAGAAGATAGTTATATTAGAAATAGTAAAGCGTTATATGATACAACTAGTTGGACAGCATATAAAAACACAACATCAGCAGCAACACCAGAAATAACTCCTGGAGGAGCACCTAGTGGTAATTTAGCTTTAACTAGAACAACAACCGCTGGTGAAGTTTTAGATGGTATAGCATCATTTAAAATTGCTAAAACTGGATCAACATCTGTTCAAGGTGAAGGTTATTATTATGACTTTGTTGTTCCTAGAGGATATGCTAGTAAACCACATTTCTTAAGTTTTTTATATCAAGTAACTTCTAATTTTAGCTATGTAAATAATGATGTTAAAGCTTTTATTAGTGATCAAGACGCCGATGTTATAGTTCCTTTAACGCCAGATATATTTGATGGTTCTGGAAGTTATAAAGGAGAATTTCAAGCTAACGCAAATACTAGTACAAACTATAGATTGTATATACATTTTACAACTACTAGTGCTTTGAATTTTGATTTTATATTTGATAATGTTGTTGTAGCTAATAGTAAAGGTGTAGTTACTGGAACTCCGTCAACAGATTGGACAGAATTTACACCAACAACTGAGGGATTTGGTACAATATCATCTGCTAAATTTTATAAAAGAAGAGTTGGTGATAGCGTTCAATATATGGGATGGTTTACTACAGGTACTTGCACAGCAACCGCTGCTAAAATAACAGACACTAGTGTAACTTTTGATAAAATAGGGATTGATGGTGACTACACACCTATCGGAATTCTATACAAAGATGGTACTTCAAATATTGATTGGATTATTAATACATATAGTAATGGTTCTAATAAATCCTTGTTTTTTGGTATTAGAAATAATGGTTCGGCACAAGACGCTTGTCAAGCTGTAGATGGAAATGCACAATTTGAAGATTCAACTGAATATAGATTTCATACTAATTTTATTCCTGTAGCTGGTTGGTCTTCTAATGTAGTTTTAAGTGATGGAGCAGATACAAGAGTAAACACTACAATTTACTCTAGTTCTAATGGACAAACAATTTCTTCTGGTGGAACTGTAATTTATGAAACAAAAGTCAAGGATACTCACTCCTCTTATAATTCTTCTACTGGAGAATTTACAACTCAAATTGCAGGCGATTATAGAATAGGAGCGCAATTAAAATATACAGCTGTGACAAGTGATACTATACAATTACAATACAAACCTGTCGGAGGATCTTATTCTATTGTCAAGTCCTTTAGATTAGGAGATCAAACAGATTTTTTCCTTAATACAGCATTGCCTTTGAATGTTGGAGATATGTTAAAAATTACAATGGGAGTAGGAGGTACGCTAAGTTCCAATGCCAGTGCCAATGGTATATTTATAATTAGAGAATCAGGTCCAGCTACAATAGCTGCGAGTGAGAAAGTAATAGTTAATTATGTTGCAACAGGTGGCAATTCATTAATTGATGGTACATTTACAACTGTTATTTTTCCAACAAAAATAAAAGACACACATGGAATGATTGAAAGTGATGGAAAGATAAGATTGAAAAGAAATGGAAGTTTTTTTATTGATGTTTGGATTTGGCTTGAAAATAATCCAACGAATGCATCAATGAAAGTTCTTAAAAATGGAATAGCATCACCAAGATACATGGATTTTTTAACTCCAGCAATACCCCAAATGCAGAGAGTTTCAGGGATATTAACCGGAGTAACTGGAGACTACTTTGAATTACAATTATATCACAATTATGGTTCAACATTAAATGTTAGTTCAGGTGATAGTAGAACTAGATTAAGTATTTTTAATATTGATTAAAAGGATAATATATGAAAAAAGTAATAATACATAATGAAATAACAAATAAATACTATCCATCAAAAGTTGAAGATGAAAGAATTGACTCTTGGTTACAACAACAAATTGATGAAAAGGTAATAGGTTTACCAGAACGTAAACTAAGAACAGTCCCAGAAGAACTTCTTTCTAGAATCCTTAGTCAAGAAGAAAAAACAGAAGAAATACTAGGAGAAACTGTTATATATACAGAATACACAATCAAAGCTGATTATGTTATCACAATTGAAGACATTACTAATGAGTATAACATAGAACAGTTAAGAAACAAAAGAAATGTACTACTACAATCTACAGATAAGTATATGCTTTCTGATTACCCTATAACATCAGAAGAATTAATACTAATGAAGAACTATAGAATGTACTTAAGAGATATAACACAAGAACAAGTTTTACCAGAAAGTCCATTAACATTCGAAGAATTTAAGAATTTATAAATTATTAGGAGGTACAAATGTCTACAGCAGATCGTAGACTCAATTTAGAAATTGATTTTCGATCTACAGGGATACTTGGTAGTTCTGATGGTTATGACTTAGCCGAACAGCCTTCACTAAGAGTTGTAACTGAAAATGTAGGAATTATCAATGCTGTTGTTGTAGAAGGAAAACTAAAAAATCAATCTAATTGGGATACTATCGATACTATAATTGGTGTTGATAGCACTTATGTTGATATTAGTTCATATGAGTTAATACGTTTTAGATGTTCTGTTTATAATGCTTCAGGAATACCAAAAATAGTTGTTGCAAGTTTTTTTAAACGTCCCATTGGTGGATCGGTAGAGATTGGCTGTACTAATGGGGATGATTTGTCTACAAGAAGCTTCAATTTTATTTCTAGTGATTCTACAATTAGTATCACAGGAAATGCTTCGACAAATGAAATTGATTTAAAAGCTGTAAGTGCTGGTGCTTCTTTATCTAGTTTAACTGATGTTGATTTATATAGTCCTGATGAAAGTGATATACTTAAATTCAACTTTACTAGTGGTAAATGGGAAAATAGTCAAGAACTATTAGAGATACAGAATCAAACACCACCTATACTTCTAGAAAATAATACAGGAAGTACTATTCTAGAGAATACACCAGTTAGAGTTAATACTAATGGTGATATGGATTTGATAGATGTTTCTATATCAAATAGTGTTGGTATTATTGGTTTATTAGCTTCAGACACTTTAGATGGTGAACAAGGTGAAATTAAGTCTGATAGAGTTATAAAAAACGTATCAATAGCTTTTAGTTTTGGTGATATACTATATGTTAGTAAAACTGGTGGTTTAACTAATGTTTTACCTCAAGTTGGTATTAATGGATTTGTTTCTGGAGATTTCGTTATAAAAGTTGGTGTGGTTTCTAAAAATCAAGATAATCCTTTAAATAAAGATATTATACTAGATCCAGATGTAATAATTCAATTAAGTTAATTCATTTTATCAAGTTTTAATGTGAGTATTTATCGTAGCTGTTATTTAGGAAGAATAATAAACGGTGATAAACATTAAATAGGAGCAATTTCATGGATTTAGAATCAAAAAGTAACGAAGAGATTCAACAACTTTCTCAGGAAGTAGGTAAGAAAGTAGCTAAGATGTTAAAATTATTAGTAACAAGAGTTAACAAACTTTTAAAGATGTCAGGATTGCCTTTAAAAGTAAAACTTCAATATCAATTTGAAAAAATTGATGAATAAACTAAGGAGATAATAATGAGTGTAGATTACAAAGGAATTGATGAAAAAAACGTACAAGATGCTATCGATGCTGTTTTAGTTGAAGCTACTGATATTGCTGAAGATGCTGCTGCTGATGTTATAGAAGATGCTATTGTTAATGCTGTTGTTGATAAAGCACCTTCACAAAATGCAGTATTTGATGCATTAGCATTGAAAGCTAATAGTTCTGATATAGAAGATGCATTAGTTGACGGAGTTACAACTAAAGCTCCATCACAAAATGTAGTATTTGATGCATTAGCTTTAAAATTAGATATAGCAGATTTAGTTGTAATTGATACCGCAGCTTCTGCTGGTGGTGGTGCTGTAGAAAGTGTTGCTGCTGTTGGTTTAGCTGCTGGTGATGTTATTCTTGCTTGTTCACAAAAAACAGCAGGAGCTAATAGTACAGCTTTAGTATCTTTTAATCAGGCAGTAGATGCAATTACATTAACATGGTCAGCAGATCCAGGAGCAGGAGCTATTGCTCGTTTACTGGTAAAAAAAGCATAATATAAACAATTTTTTGGAGATTTAAAAAATGACAGACATTAGTAAATTAATTCGTTATATAGATGGGTTTCATAAAGAAGTCGATCTAAATGGTGGTACAGACATACTTAAAGTAAGTTCCATTAAAGTAGGTGCAAATAGTGCTGAAATTACTGGAGCTATTGCTGATAAGTTAATTCTTATCGCTTCTGTAGTTGATGGTAGTTCAGGTGCTGATCAAGTAGGTTTAACTGCTGTTCGTACACAAGTAACTGTTCAATCAGGTATTGAAAAATTAGATACAGATTTAGGAACTGCTGAAACTGCTATTGGTGATTTGGTAATACTTTCTGGTGTTGCCGTTAATGCTGAGAATTTAGGTGAATTTACTGGATCAACAATAGTCGATAATTCTACAGTAAAAGCTGCATTACAAGCATTAGAAACAGCACATGAAGAAGTTGATGTAAATGCTAATGATTTAATTACATTATCAGGTGTTGCAGAAAATGCACAACACTTAGGTGCTTTTACTGGAAGCACAATCGCTGATAGCTCAACTATCAAAGTCGCATTACAAGCAATTGAAAGTGCTCATGAAACAACTGCCGGTGTAGCTTCTGGTGCTGCTGATGATGTTGGACATCTTGTAACACTTTCTGGTGTAGCTGTTGATTCTGATAATCTAGGATCATTCACAGGATCTACTATAGCTGATGATCAAACAATCAAAGCTGCTCTACAAGCTCTAGAAACAGCTCAAGAAGAAATAGATGCTAACGCTAACGATTTAGTAACTCTTTCTGGTGTTGCTGAAAATGCTCAACATTTAGGAACATTTACAGGATCAGTTATTGCTGATAGTTCAACAATCAAAGCAGCTTTACAAGCTTTGGAAACTGAAGTAGAATCTATACCAAGTCCATTGTTCTATGCTGGTACTTATAATGCTACTACAAATAGTCCAGATTTAGATTTAGAAGCTGCAAGAGTACAAGGTGCTCTATATAGAGTTACAACAGCAGGAACACATGATTTTGGTGCTTTTGGAGGTAGTATAGTTCTTGCTTCTGGTGATAAAGTAGCTTACAATGGTAGTGCTTGGGAAAAATGGGATGTTAGCGATGAAGTTACATCTGTAAATGGTCAAGCCGGTGACGTTGTACTTGAAGCTAATGATATTGGACTTTCTGATGCATATGCTGCTTCTGCTGGCGTTATAGCAAATACCGATACTATTGAAAGTGCTATCGCTAAATTAGATGCACGTAGTTCTGTTCAATCTGTTTCTATCACATTAACTAATAATACAGGAAGTGCTATACCAGCAGGATCTGTTGTTTGTTTAAGTCAAACTGTTGCTGGTGAAATCATTCTTGCTGATGCTGACGCATTAAGTACTTGTGAAGGTACTATTGGTGTTGTTATTGCTGAAATAGCAGATGAAGCTTCTGGACTAGTACAAGTAGCTGGTGAAGTTACTGTACTTAAAGATGGAAACTTTGATTTAGGTAAACGTGTTTATCTTTCTGCTACTGCTGGAAATGCTACTAAAACTGCTCCAGCCGATAAAAACATAGTACTACTTGGACATGCTAGTGCTCTTGGTAAAATAGTTCTTGCTCCACATCTTGAATTAGCTATCTAATTAACATAATTAAGCAGAGAAGGACATGAAGTCCTTCTCTTCTTTTTACAAGGATATAAAATGGGATATGCTGTAAATTTTGTAAATGGAATACCAAAATTAGTGTCTATATCTTCACCTAGCACAGGTGATATCGAAGAAACGTCTTTTAGTGGTAGCAACAATCAAACATCATTTACTAACGTAACAGGATTAGCTTTTGCTAATGCTGATGTTAGATCTTTTAAAACTATAGTTAGTGTTGATTTGCAAGCTACTAGTGATAAATTTGAAATATTTGAATTAATAGGTGTACAAAATAATTCTGGTTGGTATATGTCAGTAAATAGTACAGGTGATGATAGTGGTATAGAATTTGATATAACATCTAGTGGTCAAGTACAATATACTTCACCTGACGTTAGTGGTTATGTTAGTCTAACTTTTAAATTTAGAAGTGAGACAACTGGAGTTTAATATGTTATCTAGATTAAAACTAGATTTTTTAATGGGTTATCGTAAAGTTTGGATAATGGGAATAATAACACTACTAAGTGTTTTACTTAGAGTTGGTAACTATATAGATGGTGCTCAGCTAGTTGATTTATTAAAGGTTTGTGCTGTATCTTTTTTTGGTGCAAACTTAACAGAACATTTGATAAGTGGTACTAAAACTTACTTAGAGAATAAAAATAAAGGAGTTTCTAATGATTGAAAAATTTAAAGATCTACTAAGAAAGAAAGCAAAAGAAGGTAAATTTGTTGATGATAAATCTAAGAAGATTAAAGAGTCAATGCTTGATGATATTGATTCTATCATGAATGAAGCTGGTGGTGAAGAATTAAAAGGTATGAAAAAAGTAACAGTAGCCGCTCCAGATAAAGATGGATTAGAAGAAGGACTAGAGAAAGCTAAAGAAATTGTTGGAAGTGAAGAAGAAATGGAAGAATGTAAAGAAGATGAAGCTGAATGTGATGGAATGGAAGAAGGAAAAGATAATAAATTAGCTAAACTTAAAAAACTAATGGAATTAGCTTCTCAATTAAAAGAATAATATAAGGATGTACTATGTCTACAGCAAACAAATCCTATTATTCATCTATTGAATTATTAGATAGTATAAAAAAACGTACTAATATACCAGACAGTCAAAATTTACTAGATGATAATGACATATTAAAATTAGCAAACGATGAGATGTCAAGCTCATTAATTCCTTTAATTTTATCAAAACAAGAGAACTATTTTCGTATTCAAGAAATAATACCATTAGAAGCTGGTGTAAAACGATATGAAATACCATATCGTTCAATAGGAGCTAAATTTCAAGAAGTGTTTTATATTAGTGACATAAATGATGAAGAAACTAAACAGGATATGATACAAGTATCAACAGATGAATTAGTTGATTATAATGGTAATAATGGAGTTTTTAGATACTATATAGAAGGTGAGAATCTAGTAATACACACTAGTGAAGATAATATAGACGGTATTGGTGGTTTACTATTCTTCTATTTAATAAAACCAAACGCTTTAGTATTAAATGAAAGAGTTGCGATAATTCAAAACATTGATAGAACTAACGGTATTATAACTTTAATTAATTCTGATGAAAATAAAACAGCTTTACCTACTAATTTTTCAGCAACAGCTTTATATGATTTCGTCAGAACAAAATCACCTCATAAAATTATAAGTTTTGATGTTCCTATTATATCGATAAATACTTCAGGTAAATATATACAACTAGATCCCGAGAACATACCACCAAGATTATCTATTGGTGATAGATTATCATTAGCTGGTGAAACAGATCTAATTAATTGTCCAAGTGAACTACACCCATTATTAGCACAAATGACAGCAACATTAGTTTTAGAAGCTAATGGTGATGTTCAAAATTTAGCCGTTGCTACTAGACGTTTAGAAAAAATGGAGAACAATAACGGATTAATGTTAGACAACAGAATATCAGGATCTCCAATCAAAGCTAAATCTCGTCATAATATTTTAAGAAGTAGTGGTATCGGTAGAAAAGGTAAACGTTCAATATAAGGATGAAAAATGCCACAAAAAACAGTAAATGCAGCATTGGGATTACATTCATTTAAAAATGAATTAACACTGGAAGATGGTGCATTAGTTCAAGCTAATAATATAGTAATAGATAAAGATGGTGTTATTGAACCTCGTAGAGGTATGAAAATATATGGTGATTCTTTTGGAACAGCATCGGATGTCTCTAAACAACTATTACAATATAAAGGTAGAATACTAATACACTACGCTACTAAATTATTGTTTGATGATGGTAGTGGTGCTTTTTCTGAATTCTCAGGAACATATACAGAATTAGAATCAGGACTTAGAATAAAGAGTGTTGAATCTAATGGTAATTTATATTTTACAACAAATGAAGGAATCAAAGTAATATCAGCATTGGAAGCTACAGAATTAACAACAGATCCAGGTTATATAGTTAGTGCTGGTGTTCCTAAAGCGTTAGATATACAAATAGAGTTAAACGCCTCTACAGATTGGTTAGAAAACAATAAGATGACAGCTTATAGAGTTGTTTGGTTTAGAAAAGATGTTAATGGTAATTTAAAAATAGGATCTCCGGGACAGATAGGAATAATAAGAAATACTTCAGGTGCTTCAAAAGCAACAACTTTAACATTTACAATACCAACCGAAATAATTGATGCGTACACAATAACTTCTGAAAACAACTATGGATACCAAGTCTATAGAGATGTACAAAAAGATAACATGGTTGGTGCTATTTTAAATGTTCCAGAAGATGAAATGAATTTAGTGTTTGAAGATTATCCAACTTCAACAGATTTTAGTAATGGTTATGTAACTGCTACTGATTTAGTTTCTGAAGATTTTAGAGCTTCTGGAACTACTTTATATACAAATCCAATATCAGGAGAAGGAATAAATTCTTCAAATGATAGACCACCATTAGCTAAAGATGTAACTAAATATCAAAGTTATGTCTTTTATGCAAATACATCAACGTTACATCGTTTATTTTTTGATGTTTTAGCTGTTGATGATTTTAAAGATGAAGGTGATGTGGGTGGACCAACTAAACTTTATATTGGTGATATAAGTGGTTATGAAACTTATGAAGCTTCAACAGTTGAGGATATACCAAATAAAAAGTTTGCTTTAGCTAAAGCTGGTACACCTTCACAAAATATAGACGATACGGTTAATTCTTTGATTAAAGTAATTAATCGTAATCAATCATCTAGAGTATATGCTTTCTATCTTTCTGGACCAAATGATCTTCCAGGTCAATTGATGTTAGAAAAAAGAGTTATGGCTAACATACCATTTTATTTAGGAACAAATATAGAAGCTTCTGGTAATGATATTAGTCCTAAAATACCCTTGGTAGTTCCATCAACACCATTTACTTCATCAGTTAAGTCTGATAATGAAGTTAATCCTAATAGGATTTATTATTCAAAAGCAGAACAACCTGAATCTGTTCCAATATTAAATTACATAGCTATTGGATCTAAAGATAAACCAATTCTAAGAGTTATGTCTTTAAGAGAATCTTTATTTATTCTTAAGACTGATGGTATATATAGATTAACTGGAACTACTCCAGATACTTTCGTTGTTACATTAACAGACTCATCTAGTCCATTAATAGCTGCTGACACAGCTCAAGTATTGAATAATCAAATATATATGTTAACAAGTCAAGGTGTTGTTACCGTTACTGATGGTGCTGTTAGTATTATTTCTAGAAAGATAGAAGACTTAATACTAAAACCAACATCTAGTAATTTTCCTAATTTCTCTAAGAAGTCTTTTGGTATAACTTATGAAAGTGATAGAGCTTATCTATTGTTTTTACCAACATTACCAACAGATACAACAGCAACACAATGTTATCGTTTTAACGTATTTACAAGGACTTGGACTCGTTGGATAATGAGTAAAACTTGTGGTATTGTAAATAGTGGTAATGATAGACTTTATTTAGGTCCATCAGATATTAACCAGATAGAAATTGAAAGAAAAAACTTTGAAAGAACAGACTATGCTGATAGAGAATATGAAAAAACATTATCACCATCAACAATTAGAAGTGATATAATTTTTCCAAGTAACATACTTAATGTTAACATTCATGATGTATTATATCAAATACAATATATTACTATTGTTAGATTTAATCGATTATTAAATCAGTTAGATAAAGATTGGATGTTAGATGATTCAGATTACTATACCGAATTGAAATTATCAACAGGTAATGATCTAGGTGGTAGACTACAAGCATTAGTGTCAAAAATAGCCCTAGATGACGTTCTACAAACTTATACTAGTTATTCTGGTAGTAACGATATAGAAGACCTTAGAGATGGGTTTAATCTTCTTGTAGACGAACTAAATACATCAACTGGTATTGCCTTTACTAACTATGAAAAATATACAACAGCTATAACTTACGAAGCCGTTATTAAAGATGTAATATTTTCTTTAGGTAAAGTTATTCTTTATAACGAAATACCAATTCTAGTTGGTGATTGTATTATATTCAATGGTATAAGTACTGAAACGCAATATTCCGCGGAAACTTTAGGTGATTCATCATTAATGAAACAATTTAGAGAATCAACGTTAATGTTTGATCAATATAACTTTACATATGGTACTATGTCTTTTAGAAGTGATATAAGTGCTCATTTAGAAGGTATTGAATTTGAAGCAGAAGGTAATGGTGATTATGGTACTCAAACATATGGTGAGTATGTTTATGGTGGTGATGGTGGAGAAAGACCATTTAGAACGTATGTGCCTAGAAATAAACAAAGATGTCGTTATATATATTTGAAATTTGAACATAACGTAGCCAGAGAGAAGTTTGGTATTATTGGATATTCAGTAACTTACAACGAACAAACAACACCGAGAGCATATAAATAATGAAAATAGATAGCCCAAAAAGATTAAACGTTGAAGATTTTAAAGACGATGAAAAGGAACTAGTTGAAAAGATTGGTATTTGTTATAATTCCTTTGCTGAAAGTGTTTACAATGCTTTAAATAAGAATCTTTCAATATCAGAAAATCTTAATCAAGAAATTAAAACTATTAATAACATCAAAGTTGATGCAAGTGGTAATCCTGTATTTTCAATCTCTTTTAAACATAATTTAGCTTTAAAGTCAACAGGAACACAAATCATAAGAGTTCTAGGTGGTGCTATAACTTCACATCCCTTTATAACATATACCGAAGAAAATAAAATAATAAAAGTTAGTAATATTACAGGTTTACTAGCAAACACAACTTACACATTAACTATCATAATATACAGTAATTAAAGGGTTTATCAAGTATTAATGTAATTACTATATTCGAGGAAGACATGAAAAGTGACAATTTTTCAAATTTAAGAGATAAATTTAAAAAACCTAAATATGCGGAAGGTGGTGTGGTTAAACCTTTACCTAGAGGTGAGATTGTATCTAATGAAACTCAATCATTTCTAAGAGAAAGTGAAATACTTAAGTCATTGAATAATCCAAAAACTCCTCCAGAACAAAAAGTGAATTTAGAAAAAGAATTAAATATGATTAGAACTTCTCGTCCAACAGTAAGAATGGCTGGTGGTAAGAATTTATTTGGTAATGTATATGGTGCAGCTTTAGGTGAAGCCATTCAAAAAGCAGGAGAAGTACAACCATTGGGTCCAAAAGAAGGAACCTTAGCTTATAAATTAGAATCTGGAGATAGTTTGTCACCTGAAGAAATGGAAATACTTAAGTCTAATAATGGTTATAAATGTGGTGGTGTAGTTAAGAAATATGAAGATGGTGGAAATGTTTATATGAATAGAGATACAGAAAATACTTCTAAGTTAGGTGCTAATATTTCAGAGAATTTAGATTCTAAATTTGGAATAGCTGAGAAATTTGAAAAATTTAGATCACTTCCAGAATATAAAAATTTAAGTGATTCAGAATTAATACAACACATAAAAGATTCTGAAAAATATGAAAATGAACTTTCACAAAAAAAGATACCATCTAGAAATGCATATCAAGATGGTGGTATAGTTTCTGGTCTTCAAATACCTAATTTAAATTCATTTATGCCTTCACAAGATCTTTCTAGTTATACTTTACCTCCACAAATGCCAGGAATTCAAGATCCTGTCACTGAATATTTAAGAAGAATGTTAGCTGAAAAAACTCAAGGAACACAAGAAAGAGTGTTACCTAAATTTGAAGATGGTGGTGTTGCTTATAACGTTGATCCAATGCAAGATCAGTTAAAAAAACTAGCAATGGATAAAATTAACTACTATCGTAATGGTGGTGTAATTGAAGATGATGGTATGAATTATGTTGGTGATAATGTTGATGCTCAAGTTAATGAAGGTGAGTCTGTTGTTAATCTAGAAGGTCAACAAAGATTAATGGAAGCAATTCAAGGTAAAATACCATTTGAATCACTTAAGAATGAAAATCCAATAGTTAGAAAATCTACTCCAGAAGAAACTAATATAAGTCAGAAACAGAAAGAACAAGAACTAAGATTAAAAGCTATTGAAGATATCGTATTAAATACTTTCAGTAAAGGTAAATAACAATGCCATATATAGCAGATACACTTCAACAAACTGAAGAAGAGAAAAAGAAGAAAGCTGGTAATCTAGAACAAACTGGTGATATATCAGTTAGTGGATCACCATCTTCTGTTAGTGCTGGTGTTTCTCCTGTTGCTACTCAAGCTAGTACAGCAGGAAAATTAGGTACTGGTATGAAAGGTACTTCTGCTCAAAAATATGTTCAAGCACATCAAGAACCTAAATTAGCTGAAAAAATAACAGGTAAACTTCAAGAAGAAGAAACTGGATTAGCAACAAAAACTGCTACAGAAAGAAGCGATATTGAAACTAAAACCGGATTTGGATTAGATCAAGATAATCTAAAACAAATTGGTGGTGGTGAAATAGCTCGTATACAAAAAGTACAACAAGACTTACCTGGACTATATGAAAAAAATGCTGCCGATATTCGTTCATATATGGATACACCAGAATATCAAGAATATCTAACAGCTAAACAAGGTGGATTCAATACATACGAATCTCAAGCTTTACCTACATTAAAACAAGATGTTAATGCTTTTCAACAAAAAGCAGGATTAGGAACTAGTGAAGCTGGTAGATTTCAATTACTTCGTGAAATGTTTAGTCGTCCTGATAAAACATATACTACAGGACAACAATCTTTAGATCAATTATTGTTACAATCTAAACAACAAGAAAAACAAGCTTTAGAAGACTATTCTAAAATAGCAGGAACTGATGTTTCTAGACAACTTACAGATCTAGAAAAATTACAACAATTAGCTAAAGGTAAAACTTTAGAAGAAATTGAAGCAACAAAGTCTGCTGTAACTACTGGTGCAGAACAAGCATTCGGTAATATTGAAACTAATGTTGTTGAAAAGTTAAAACAATATAATACTAATAAAAATAAAGTATCTGAGTTATATACTAAATTACTATCGGGTCAAGCTATTAGTTCTGATGAACAAAATTTCTTAAGACAAAATACATCAGGAGAAGCTGCTGATAAAATGTTAAACATTGCTAACAACTTAAGTTATCAAGGTGAATTCGGTACAGGGGTTGAAGGTAGATGGAACGTTGGTGGTACATCAGCATATTATGCAGGAAAGGCACCAGGAGAAGCTGAATCTAGTTTATATAATTATGGAACTCTAGATCAAGCTAAATTAGCTGAACTTCTTAATACAGCTAATATAGGTGAATCCTTAGCTGAAAAGTCAAGATTTGCTACATCAGAAGAAGTAGCTAAACAACAAGCGTTAGAGGAATTATTTCAAGATCAATTAGGTAGTAATCTATCTGAAGTTGAAGCAGCAAGAAGATTGCAAGCTAATCAAGTTGGTTTAGAAGGATTAGGTGTATCTAACTTAGAAAAAGAAATACTAGATAGACAAACTAAAACAAACAAAACTAAAGAAGAAGAAGCGTTAGAAGCTTCTACTTCAATGAACCAATGGTATTATGATGTTTTAGGTGAAAGAACAGGATATGGATTTCAACCTGGCGATAAGGATGCAACAACAGCTAGTTATCAATATTTAAATCCTAATAATGAATGGATTAATAAATCAGATAATGAAATTAGAGTTGCTATGGATAATGATCCTGCTGTTACTAGATTGTTTCCAATAGATCGATCAATTTTGAATTTAAATAATATTGTTTATCAATTAGGTCCTGATCGTTATTCTGGTTTTACAGAGGAACAAATATTAGCAATGCCAGAAATACAAAGTGAAATAGCTAATAGACAAGCTAAAATTAATAATATACTTAATTTAAAAAATCAATTCATAGAAAAAACAGTAGAACAACGTAATAAAGTAAAAGGTGAAACAACAGCAAGAGAAGGTGGTTATTTTAATCAACTTCGACAATTCTTTGGTTTATCTTAAAATATATTATTTAAGGAGTTTTATATGGCTGGAATGATAGCCGCAGGAGCAGCAGCAGGAATTGGGTCGTCATTAGTTAGTGGTATAATGGCTGGAAATGCTGCTGAAGAAGCTGAAGCAAGATCACAAGCTTTAAGAGAAGCAGCATTAAATATAGCTAATAGTCTTCAAATACCAACAGCAGAAGCTGAAAAACTTATACTTGAAAGTCCTGAATTAGTTTGGGATTTCTTACCAGAAGAAGAGAAAGCTATTCAACTACAGAAAACATCAATGACAGATATTGGTGTTGACCCTAGATTGAAAGAAGCTCAACTTGCAGCATTAAGTGGTATACAAGAAAGAAGTATGGATGGTTTAACTAGTGCTGATATGGCTGAGTTTGAACAACTAAGACGTAGCACTGGATCTCAAGCTGAAGCTAGAGATGCTAGAATACTTCAATCTATGGCTGAACGAGGTATGTTGGGTTCTGGTGCTGAGTTAGCACAAAGACAGTCGTCAAGCCAACAAGCTATGTTAGCTCAAGCTGAACAAGCTGATCGTATAGCTCAAACATCAGCACAAGCTAAACTAGCAGCTTTAGGTCAATTGGGTGATTATAGTACACAAATGAGATCTCAAGAGTTTGGTGAAGAAGCACAAAAGGCTAGTGCTGAAGATATCATAGCTCAATTTAATGCTTTACAAAAAGCAGGAGTTGAACAACGTAATGTAGCTGGTTTAAATACAGCAAATCTAACTAAACAAAGTTTAGCTCAACAACTTGAAGCTGACAGAGTTAATGCTGCAAATCAGGTATCTCAATGGAACGCCGAAGCTGCTGGTAGAAAATATGATAGAGAAGTACAGAAAGCTGGTTTACAAATGAGTGCGTTAACTGGTAATGCTGCTGCAACAAGTGCTGCTGGTGCAAACAAAGCTGCTGGTATACAATCTATGGGATCAGGATTAGCTGATATAGCAATGAGTGCCGGTAAAGCTTTTTCTGGTAGTGGTAGTTCTGCTGCTCCAACACAATCAGGTGTTAATGTGACAACAGCTAAAGCTCCTACTGGTATTTTTGGTGGATCTAATCCTTATAGTAAATAATTAAAGGAATAATTTATGGCTGAGAATAAAAATAATATAGATTATAGTAAGTTTCTTGATGATTTATTAAATGGTAGTAAAACTATATCATCTAATATTCCATATCAAACAGGTGAACAACCAACACCATTTATTAGTCAAGAAAACTTAGAACAAAATAGATTAGATGAATTACTAAATAGGTATAATCTACAAACTAATTTATCAAAAGATATTCCTTTACAACCAAATAAACAAGGATTTGATTTTGGTAGTACACAACCATCTATACCACAAACAAACATACCACAACAGCCGATAAACATACCAAAAGATGTTAATGTTGCTCCTGTTACACCACCAGTTATACCATCTAAAACTAAACAAATTACACCATCTCCAGTTAAGGAAGATAAACCTATAGTTAAAGAAGTAAAAGAAGAAGTAAAAGATGAAGAAGGTTTTAATTCTATATTAAAACGTTTACAAAAAGATGATGAAGCTGCTAAGAACAAAGAAAATGAAATATATGAAGAATCTAAAAAAATGGCTAATTGGGTAGACTTCATGGGTGGTCTTAGAGGTGGTTTAGAAAAGATAAGTGCTGGTATGGCTAGAGTTGAAGGTGATCCTAATGCTGGTAAATCACTTAAAGAAGACGCTAAGAAAGTGATGTCTGATGCTATGTCTAAGATAGAAATGAGTAAACAACAAAGAAAGGAATCTAAAGGATTAGTAAAAGAAGCTTTAGAAGAAGCTGCTATGCAAGGTAAAGCTGCCGAACTAGATCCAAATAGTAAAGCTTCTGAATTATATAGAACATTAATTAAAAACAATCAATCTTTTAAAGATAAGTTAAACCCATATCTTAAAGATTTAGATGGTATGAATAAACCACAACTTGAAGAGTTACAAAAATTATTATTACTTCAAGACGATAGAGAAATGAAACTCAAGATGCAACAACTTCAAAGTGATAACGCAGCTAAACTTCTTGAAATTAGACAACAGCAAGCTGATGCTGCTACAAAAAAAGCTAATCTTAGTGAAGAAAGATTTAAATGGACTCAAAAAGAGAAGGACGAATTAACATCTAAACAACAAGAAATTACTAAAAACGCTTATGTGACTAGTAATGATTTAGATGAGTTGAAATCATTATTTAAAAAATCATATGTTGGACCAGTTGATGGAAGATTAGGTAGTACCTCAGAAAAAATATGGAACACAAATAAAGATAGATCTGCATTTTATTCGAAATTGAATTCATTTCTTTCCAATTATATTAAAGGTCAATCTGGATTAGCTGTTACAGATGCTGAATATGAAAGATTAAAAGATATTGTTGCAAATCCTAACGTTACTGCCGATACTTTTATGTCAAGATTAAATTCATTTGACCAAACGTTTAAAAGGCAGTATAATGATATTGTGGATTTTTATAATGTATCAAATCCTGATGCTGAAAAATATAGATTAGAAAATATGAAAAAAATTAAAGAAAATAGAACAGTTAAAAATATAGAAAATAAAGTGACTGTTATGGATAGTCAAGGTAAGAAATTTAAATTACCAAAAGAACAATTAGAAGATTCAATTAAACAAGGTTATAAATTGGTGGAATAAAAATGAATAAATTAGATTTAGAACCAATTGAAGATACAAAATTAGATTTAGAACCAATAGAAGATGATAATTTTGATTTAGAATCAAAATCTAATGAAGAAATATCACAAACAGAATCTGCTATACGTGGTGGCGTACAAGGTTTAACTTTAGGTTTTGGTGATGAACTTATTGGTGCTGGTAAAGCTGTTGGAAGTACTTTATTTGGACAAGATGAATTATCTAATTTTATGGATACATATCGTAGAGAAAGAGATACAGAAAGAGCTAAGATGGAAGCTGCACAAGAAGCTAATCCTATCATATTTACAGCTTCTGAAATTGGATCTGGTATAGCTCCTGCTTTCTTTACTGGTGGTGCTACTGCTGCTGCAACGTTAGGTAAACTAGGTTTAAAAGAAGCAGTTAAACAAAGTGCTGCTACTGGAGCTAAATATGGTGCAGCTGCTGGACTTGGTTATGGTGAAGCTGATTTAACTCAAGCTGAAGTACCAAAAGCTGTACAAGAAATTGGTATGGGATCACTTACTGGTGGTGCTTTGGGTGCTGGTATGGGTTATATTGGTCAAAAAGCAATTAAACCTGGAATGGAAAAACTTAATTCTTTAAGAGAATATATAAGAGAAAAATCAACATCTTCATTTAGAAAAATGTTTGAAGCTGGTGAATTAGCTAAAGAAGGTGAAGAGATAATAGGGCAAAAAATACAACAAACTATTATGGATGATTTGAGTTCTAAAGCTACTGAAATTCAAAAGAATTTAGAAAATGTTAAAAGAGAGGGTGTTAAGAAATTTGATGATCTATGGCAAAAAACTGAAGCTGAACAAATGAAAAAAGATTATACTACATATATAGATAATCTATCTAATGAATTTAAGTTAGAACATCAGAATGCTTTAACTGATGATACAGCAAAGAAAGCTGGTAAAGTATTAGAACAATTGAATAATATTAAAAAGAAATTCATAACAAAAGAAGATGTTATTGTACCTGATTATACAGCTAAAGAAACAGCTTTAGGTGCTTTGGAAAAGAAGAAAGTGTTAATGGAATTAGCAGACTCTGAAGGGGAAGGAGCTTCTAAAGAAATAGCTAAAATGTTAGACAAATATGCTTTAATAGAGGGTGATATACAACCAGCCAAAATTGATACAATTAAAGTTTCTAAATTGTTAAATATATCAGGAGAAGAAGCTACTGATATACTAAAAGACGTTGTTAGATTGAAATATAAACAAAAAGAATTGATACCTGAATTAGGTGTTGAAATGTCTTTACCAAAAGAAATGAAAGCTGTAGCTAAAACATTTGAACCTGGTGAGATTATTGTTGATGATCTAAAGGGGTTAGCTTATTTTAAAGATGCTAGAGGTAGAGTAAATTCTGTTTATTGGGGTAAGATACCAACTAAAGTTGAAACTAGAGAAATACAAAATGCTATAAATCTTAAACCTAAGGAAATGAAAGAATTTAGTGATTCATTAAAACTAATAGCTGGTAAAGATAAAGGTACTATTGAAAGTAGAGTAAGAGAATTAGCTAAGGGTGTTAGAAAAGATTTCGATAGTCTTTTAGGTGAAAAGGGTATGTTAGATGAATTTAGTAAAGTAATGAAATCTTATGAATCAATGTATGGTGCTACTAAAAAACTAAAAAAGAAAGATTTAATAAGTGAAGACGTTGTAACTAAAGATAATGCTATAGACGATTTAACTGACATGTTAAAGAATATCAAATTGGAAACTGCTGCTGGTGAAAAAGCACAGAGAAAGTTTGAAAAATTCATGAAATACTATAGAGATATTGTAGGACAGGAAAAAGCTGATGAATTATATACAGCAGTAAATAAGCTATCCCAACTATATGATATCAACCAATCAGCAGCTAACTCTGGATTACAAGTATCTAAAGCTTTTATTGGTGGTGTTGAAGCTGCTGGTATTAGAGGTGCTATTGGATTAGGTAAGGTTTCTAAAGGTATTGAGAAGGCTTCAGATTGGACAGGGAAGATGGTTAAAGAGATAGTAAACACATTACCTAATAACTTAGCTAAATTAGCTGATAAAGCTGAAAATCCAAAGATAGCTCAATTGTTTAGAAACTTAGCTGCTACTGAAAATGAACAATCTCGTAGAGCATTATTATTTAGTGCTATGCAAAATCCTAATACTAAAGATCTATTATTAAAAACTTTTGGTGTTGATCTTGAAAAGAAGGAGCCTTAGATGAATGATAAGATAGACTTATTAAATGAAAAAGTAAATCTAATATATGATATAGTCAAGGATTCTGCTGATGACCTAAAACAGATGAAAGGTGTACAAATCACTCAAGGGTTTGATATTGCACAAAATAAGACATCATTGGTTGAGCATATGAAACGTACAGAATTGCTTGAAAATCGAGTAGATATAATAGAAAAACCTATAGAAATTAGAAAATACATCTACGAAAAAATATCTAAGTTTTTTAAATTTATTGCAATACCAATAGGTATAGCTGTAGCCATCTTTGAATTAATCAACTATCTCAAATAATATTGATTTAAATACAAATTATACTTGACATTGATATCGAAATTTGTTAAAATGTATATAAGGTTAATACCTTTTTATCAAATAAAACAAATGGTGATATTATGCGTCAACTATTTTTAATGCTTTTTATTCTACTTTTTTCAATGTCTTGTTATTCTCAAACACAAATAACATTAACACCAGACAATATGGTATTATTACGTGATGAAGTATCTGGTGATAGTGTTAATAAAACTCAAAGAAAACTCCTAGAATTGTCATCGAAACTACCTGAAAGTGAGATTATTTATCTAGTCCTGGATTCTCCAGGGGGTAGTGTATATGCTGGAATAGATATGATCAATACGTTTAAACTAATTCCTCAAAAAATACACACAATCACAATCTTTGCTGCATCTATGACTTTCATGATCTCACAACATGGTGATAAACGCTTTATAAACAATAAAGGTGTTATGATGGGTCATAGGGCTAGTGGTGGATTTTCAGGTCAATTTGAAGTAGGTGAAGTTGAGAGTCAGCTTAATTTATGGAAATCTATTGTTAAAGATATGGAAGAAGATGTTTCTAAAAGAATGGGAATATCTATTAAAGAGTATAAAGAAAAGATACAAAATGAAATGTGGTTATATGACAAAAATGCTGTTAAAGAAAATGCAGCAGATGAAGTTATACAAATTAAATGCTCTAAGGAACTTCTAAATCAAAGACTAGAAGAACAACAAACTAGTGGATTCTTTTTCTTTAGTTCAACAAAAACCGTTGTTTATTCAGGGTGTCCTCTACTTAGAAAACCCATTGGTGAAATAAAAGAAATCAAGAAAGATACATCAAATAGTGAACATCTTTATTAAACTGAAGGTAAATATGGAAAAAGTAAAAGAAATACTAAAGTATATATTAGGTATAGTTACAGCTATAATTGGTATCTTGATCTTTAAAAAGATTAATGATTCAGATAAAATAGAAAACGCTAATATAAAGATTGAAACTAAAGAAGAAATTCTAACAAAAGAAGAAGCTAAAGTTGATACCGAAATTGATAAGAAAGAAAAGGAACTAGAAAAAATTAAGACTGAGGGTGTTCAAGATTTAACTGATGATCAAAAAGTTGACTACTGGAAGAGAAACTTATGAAAAAGATAATCACAACCTTTGTTTTATTGTCTCTATTGACTACGAATATCTTAGCTATGACTCCTGTTAAGAAGGATGATAAAGTACCTTACGATGGGTATTTATTTACTTCTGAAGAGGAGTCTAAACTAAGACAAACTAATGAAGAAAAGATAAAATTAGAAGATTTAAATGTTTTAAAAGATAGAAAGATAGAGATTCAGGAACTAAGATTAGATGGTTATAAGAAGTATGTTGATGAAACTAAGGATTTAGCTCCAATGGGTACTTGGGAAAGAATAGGATGGTTTTTTCTAGGTGTTGGAGTTACTGGTGTTGGATTCTATACAACCTCTAAAATAATCAAAAACACATCAAAATAACGTTCATTTAACTTACATTTACGGAGTCAAGGATGACTAAGAAAATAAGAGATAACGATAAATCATTTAATAAAAAATATTTACCAAAAGAAAGAAAAGAATTCATAGATTTTGACTATGTTAAAAATCTAGACCCAGAAGCTAAGAAGTGGTTATCTAAATTTAGTGACGAATACTATGGTGCAGCTTTTACTATTAGGGATACATATATCATAGAAAATGGTGAATATGTTTGTATTAATGATAGAGATTTAAGAAAATTCCGTAAAGAAGTTAAATACTACAAAGATGAAAATGGTAATTTTACCACAGATGATTCATATAAATACTCTAAAGATAATGTACATAATACCTCAGAACAAAGAAAAGAATGTAATCATGTAGCTAATTCAATGAGTAGAGATTATTATACTAAAAGTAAAAAGGAGAAGAATAGCTTTAGAATACTTTTAAATGATGATGAATTGTATTCTGGTAATTATACTTTAGATATGAAGGATGAAGCTAATTTCGATTATATGTCTCCAGAAGATGCTTATATTCTTAAAGAAAAGATGAATGAACACTTTAATATGTTAACGGAACAAGAACAACAGGAAGCTCTAGATCCTGAAATAACAAAAGTAAATAAAGTTAAAAAAAAGAGATTGACAAAAAAGAAAAAAACTGCTATTATTAAATAATCCGAACGACACAATCGGATCTATTTTCATTTGCAACCTCCTTGTTTAAAAAGAGGACTAATTAAACCCTAGTCCTCTTTATTATTTTAGAGACTAATATGAACATTGAAAGATTCAGAATTAACCAGAAAGTTTGGATAAATGGAAATGAAGGAATAATAAGAGCTATTGATGCTGATAATGAGTATTGTTTACGTATAAAAATAGATAACATTTATAGATGGTTTAAGATTGTTGATGTAAGTTTAATTAAACCTGGTTAAAGGAGTTTAATGAAGAAATTATTATTTATAAGTTTTTTAGTATTATCTAATCAAATTAACGCTTTTGAATGTAAAAAAGATAAACTTTGTAATAAGATATACAACTTAATGGAAGTAAAAGACTTAAAATTAGCCGAAAAATACACAAATCTATTTAAAAAATACAGCAAAAAGTACGACATTGACCCAAATATATCAATATCTATAGCAAAACAAGAGAGTAATCTCAACCATAAAACACATAGGAAAACTGAAGTTATTATATATGAGAATAATTGTGTGGCTATTTCTGATGATACTATCAAATGTACAGAGACTGCTAAGATAGTTAAAGCTAAAACAGACTTAGGGTTATTCCAAATCCATGTTAAAACGATTCAAAACTACAACCTTGACCCTTTAAAGCTTAAGAATAACTTAGAATATATGTTTGATAGTCATTTTAAGATACTAAAGGATAAAATAAACGCTTGTAAAAATAAGAAGAATCCCTGGACTTGTTATCATAGTTTTAATCAAAAACCTAGAAAAGAATATGAAAAATTAACAATGAAATATTTTTAAGGATTAATTATTAAAAATATAACTAAAGATAAGAGTTCTAAGCTTTCACAATTCATTTTTAACCTTCTTTTAATGTTCACTTCTTACTGAACATAATGATAAATGTGAACAAAAACACTATAACTACTCGATAATTTATACAAATGTTCACTTTTACTTATATGTTCACTAATTGATGAACACGAGGTATATTATTCTCATAATTTTACTTAAGTTTTAGATAAGCGTAGTACAAACACAAAGCATCTGTCAAATCATTTTCTTCTCTAATAAACTCAGTACCATGCTTTTCATTGATAAAATCAACAGCAGATTGTTTCCAATCACCATTACGTTTAAGGTTTAAAGCCTTTCTCCATTCACATGATTTAATGAAAACAACCTTCTTTAATGTTTCCAAATCCATCAAAGACATTAAAACGTAGTGAATGCCACACAATGCCTTTGTACCAATGATGTTTCTTCTACCAGCACCATTTATCTCTTCTATTACAATAGCTTCAATTTGAGGCAAATATGACTCAATTAGAGTATGTACCTGTTTAGCTGTTGACTTTACTTGATTAACAGACTTAATAGGATAACGATCTATTGATTGTTTTGGGTATCTTTCTGGTGTTATTATTCCATAGTCAATTAAGACTTCTTCATCAAAAACTGTATATCCCGTTGAATGTACAGATAAATCTATTGTTATGATCATTTTATCTCCATATGTTCTATACAAGCTATATTATTTTCTAAACAACGTAATAAGAATTCTTCTGTTTTAATCTCTGGTTTAACCAAACGTAAAGCATAACTATTTTCCTTAACAGCGGCTAAACATATTTCTTCTGTTTGATGTTTAACATATTGTAAAACATAACCATTCTCTTTAACAGCAGCTAAACAAAGTTCTGGTGTTTGATGTTTAACATATTGTAATACATTACCATATTCTTTAACAGCAATTAAACACAATTCTTCTGTTTGATGGTTAACATATTGTAAAGCATAACCATTTTGTTTAACAGCAGCTAAGTCTTTTTCATATTGTGTCATTTTATCTTTCCTTTACTTTTTTTCTATTAACTTTTCTATAAGAACAATCAGGATTTGTACATATCTCCAATTCACCATGAGGAACAGAACTAACGTTCAAATCTCTACCACACTTAGGACATCCATCTTCTTTAAGTGGTGTTGTTTTTAATGCTTTCTTTGTTTCAGCTTCAACATCTAGTTCTTCTATTTCGTCACATAACTCTTTGTTCTTACTTCGAAACTTACCTAATCTCTTCTCCAAGATTTTCAATCTTTTTTTAAGGCGGTCATTCTCAGCTTTTAGTTGTTTTAATTCAGTTTCTATAGTTATTCCTTTGTTAAGGTTAACAACGTTATTTTCATTATATGATATAAATATAGAAAAGACAAGAGAATTATTTAAAAAGAGGATATTTAGATTTGTGTAATTTAATGATGTTTTTTTCTAGATCTTCTAATGTTGATGTATTATGTATAATAGTATTATATTCACTATCATCACCTAAAGATTGTTCAGATGTATGAACCTCACCTTCAATTTTTAAATCACGTTTTACTAGTAATAGTAACCCATTAAGATTTTTAACCATTTGTCTTTCTTCTGGAAAGCGAATATCAGATATTACAAAATTAATTTCTGGACTATTTATTGATGTATGATTAATTTGTTTTTGTGAGGTCAATATCCATATTTGTTTATTAATTAGGTTTCTACATAAATCAGTACCAAATCTTTGCATTAAATCACGTAAAGAATAGAATTTTTCGTTTCTAAACCATTCACGTATTATATCCATTTCAACACCAGTAAGATTGTAATTGATGTTTATAGCACACACAATACGCTCTATTTGGACTTTGGTTAAAACTAATTCTGGATAACTAGTATATTTATCAAACGTTAAATCTTTGATGTTCTGATCGTAGAAATCGTTTAATGTAAAGTATTCTTTTAAGCCTATGTAAAGTATTTTTTTAAGTGGATCGGCTAAAGATATACGTTTATAACCAAAATTATCAATTAAAACGTTAGCAATAGAATCTTTACCATGTTTAGCTTTACCACCTATACCAATGATATTACTCATTTAATTCTCCTCATCATATTCTATTTCTTCAAAATACATATCAGATGCATATGAACAACTTTGTAAGACTTCCTTCATAGAACAGGGTTCTTTTCTTCTAATTTTTTCATCTCTAGTAATTTTATAAAAAAGGGATTCCTTATTATTTAAAAAATCATTAAAATCCTTTAAATATGTTTGATAATTAGCTTCTTTATTTCTTAGTATCATTTCTTCTGCTTTTTCTTTAGAATTGAAGGCTATAATATTTTCATTATAGTCATAATCAGATCTATATACTATAAATATTTTTTTCATTTTTTCTCCCTAAATTAATTCTCCCAAATTCTACCTTTTGGTGTTGTTATTGTTAATATTTCATATGAATCTAAAGTTTTCTTTTTAGAGTAATCTTTTTTTACTATATAACACTCTTTATATGTTATTTTAATGGTATCATCAATTCGAACAAGTTGATATAATTTTGAACTATCAAATTCTTTCTTTAAATTTAAAGACTCAATATAAATATATACTTCATTTTTTTCTGGATGATGAATAGTATTTATTGTTTTTCCATTAAAAACTGTTATCATATACGAAGCTCTATAGTTCATATCAGTAACAATTCCTGTAGTTTCTTTTGCGTCAGAGTATTCATATTTATAGTTTAAATGCCAATAAATATTATATGATATAACAGATAAAATACCAACACATAATAATATTATAAAAATACAAAAACATTTTTCAAAGATATCAAGATAGTTAAATACCATCAAATAATGATTAAAATTCATATTTACCCCTTATTCATTATATTGTATAATAATTCTTTTAATTTTACAACATTTATGTTTACTTTTTTGTGCATCAAGATTATTAACACTATATAAGTTACAGTATTCGTCTTGTCTATCAAAGAATAGACATTCGTAACATATATCATTTTCATCACAATTTATTATTGTGGGATTTGTTTCGTTGTTTTCCATAGTTATTCCCAAGGTTTTCTAAAGAATTTAATAGCATTTGTTGGGTGACAATTGAATATTTTGCTGAAATTTAGTAATTTCATTATATTAGTATCTGTAGTATCTAGTATAGCATCTTGAAGTATTTTAATTACTTCGTCTTTAGTAATGTTAAATTGTTTAAGTAGTTCTTCCATATATCTCATTATTCGTTAAAGTTATTTATTAATTATTCCTAGTTTTTTAGAAGTTTTATAATCATAATAATTGTCTATATATTTTATTTGTTTCTTCCAAAAACGTTTACTTTTCTTAGTTCTAGATGCATATATTTCAATCATCTTTTCTTCTAATCTCTTAGATTCTTTCATTTCTATTTCTACTTCTTTAACCTTACCCTCGACCCCGAAGTTGATCGTGTGTATCATTGTGGTGGTATTTATCAACATACTTCTCTCATCTCCAGCTAAAAAAATAATGGAACCACCACTCATTATACTACCATAAGCCATTGTTCTAATAAGAATTCCAGAGTTCGATATGTCTCGTATTGTATCATATAATGCGAATGAATTATAAACACAACCACCCATACTATTAACATTGATTGTTATTGGGTCGTTACTCTTTCTTTGCATACAACGTAAAGCTCTAATCTTAGGTGAAACAGTCTCTGAATCTATATAATCATCAATATCTAGTATACGATTTTCAACATCTATTCCCTTCTCTATCCAATACTGTGTTGATTCTTTATCTTTTTTTGCCATATCTTCCTCCTAGTTTATAATATGGTATTCTGTTCCTATGATTATTATACCATTACCACAGTTATCAATCAAGTAATTTTTTGCTTCTTCGAAGGTTTCAAATTGTTTTACATGAAAACAATAATCGTTATAGTTTCTAACTATTACCGTTATTTTATTTTTCATAGTATCTCCTATAAATTAGTCTCCAGATAATATATAAACTCTTTAAGTTGTTCCTTAGCTAATATTTCGTTATCAAACGTTGGTTGTATACTTTCTAATCCTGTATCAGCTTTAAACTTAATAGTAAAAAACCATTCATTACAACCATAAGATTGTTCAACGATATCAATGATTGCTAACTTTTCTTTGATATAGTCAACGTTAATTAGCTGACCATTTGCAAATTTATAAAACTTCATAATACTATCCTTTGTTTGTATATATTAATTTTCTATTTTTTTAATATTTATAAAAGCAAATTTTCCAAATAATTCAATTGCTTTTTTATTATATGTTTCTATAGCATCTTCAATATTTTCAAAATATCCTAAAAAATAATGTTTTTTATCGTGACTTATTTGAGAAACCCATCTATTGTTAGATTTATTAAAATATACACCACGATATGAACTTGTGTTATTTGACTGTAATCTTTGGATATTTTTACAATTATCACTAAAAATAACCCACCTAATATTATTAAAAACATATCCCTTTTTTGAATCTATTCTATCAATACTAGGTGTTAATTTTCTTACATATTTATTATTTTCCCAATTTTTAAATAATGTTAAGAAATCTATATTGTTTTTTGACCATTCATAGAATAGATCCTTATCTAAAAGTTCTAAATTTTCATATAAATGAAATTTTTGTTTTTGAATACCTAAAACTCTAGATTTCATATTTCTATATACTCTCATTATAAAACCATTTATTGTTTTTTCATATTTTTTTGATACCTTGTTTTTTGTTCTAGTATCATATAATCTACTATATTCTCGTTCACATTCTTTACATTGAGATCTTAACGATTCTCCATCTTTTTGTTTTTTTGTAAAATCAGAATTTTCTTTTAATTTTTTACATTTACTACACTTTTTCATATTTGTTTAAATTCACTATAAATGAGTGGTAATAGCTATCACATCTAGTATCTGTTTCTATATAATAATTTATGGTCTGGCTTGGCTCAGATGAATATCCTTTTATCTCAGAATAAGAGTCAAGACCACTAAATGAAGCATTAAATATAATTCTACCCCTACCATAAGATAATGATTCATGAAAATGACCAAATCTAGCAAATTTTATCATCTTCTTGACTTGTTTAGATCTATCATGTATATGAGCTTCTACATTTTTTTGTTGATAACTGTCAACTTTATGTTCATATAATATAGGATCTCCATATATTTCATAGACACAATATATACCTTCAGGTATTATAAATTCAATATTTGTTAATTTAGATGCTTTACATAGCATTTCTAACATGTTATAAATTATCCAACTTAAATTATTTTTTCCTGGATCAATATATGTATCTTTAAAGGAATATTTACTATGATTTCCTGTCAGACAAGGAACTACTATCTGCCTTCCAGTTAATGATAATGGTATAAGAAAATCTTGAAATAATAATTGGGTAACATGTCTAATTTGTTCAGGATTCTGATATTCACAACCAGCTAAAGATTCTATACCATGCATATATGAATTTTCTATTAAATCACCTAAAATAGGTGCAACAATACGTTCAACATTATATATTTTTTCATATCTATTTATTTCACCAATAATAACTGAAGTATATTTTTGTAATCTTTCTTTTAGTATTCTATTATTAAATGTTGGTGTTCTTTTACCATCATGCAAATCACTTAATAATGTTTCCATTGTCATATTTCGTTTAGACTTATCTGGTTTATATATTGGTACTTTATATTGTGTAAATGATCTACTAGATAACATTTCTCTAATTTCTTCTAATAAATTCTTCCTACCAGATACATAATTAACTAAAGCTCTATTTTCTTTAGCTAAAATAGACGACTTCTTTTTTGAAGTTTCATTACTTTGAATACTGTTTATCACAGTTTCATCGGTAAAGTCTATATCAGAATAACGTGAGTATATTTTTCTTAAAGCATTAGCTGTCTTTCTTTCTTCTTCACCAAACTTTTTATTAAATTTAACAGCTATTTCATCCCAAGTATTTCCTTTATCTTTTAGTTCCCTTATAAAAATAATCATACTATCTGTGTAACTTGACATATCAACCCCTTAATAATTTTTTAAACTGTTTGTTTGCTTCTTCAAAATTTAAATATTGTTTATAAAATCCAAAAGTATAACCATCAGTTGTTGTAACAGTGAATACATTCATTCTTTTAGTTAAAATAACTTCATAAAAATCACCAACTTGGTATGTCATTGGTTTTATATGTGCATACCAACATTGAATATCTAAAATTTCATAATGTTTAATTAACATTTAGTAATTACTCCAATTTAAATATAGTAGCATAATTTGCTATGTTCTGTCAATCCCATTTACTTAAATCACAAACAATTAATTCTTCAACAACATCATCTAGTATTTGTTCTATTAAGAATTTAACTTTAGTCCATTCCAGTTTATCTAAACCACACCCAATTTTAGGCATAACTATTTTTTTTATATCATTTTCTTCTACTATTCTTCTAATATCAATTAAAGCATTAATAAAATCTAAGTATGTTGGTTTATCATAATAAAATTCTTTTGTTATCATGTTTATAACTTTATGTATATCTTCAATATAGTAAGATCTACCAATATCTAAATCGAAAGGACCATTTAATAGTAATTTACGTAAATTAGGATTTAAATCCACTATTTGTTTAGCTATACCTTTACCCATAACACAGTCTAAAGAAATACAATGAACTATAGTGTGTGTTGCTGAATAACTAAATATACTATCGTTTACTATTTTCATATATTTTCTCTAAGTTATCGTAAATAATTACTCTATTTCATCGGAAATATTTATTCATTAAATGGTATTTTGTAAACTTATTTAATATTATCATTTAAATATATTTGTTTTATAGAAGTAAATTCTGTATTCATTTTGGAATTATACATTTTTATAAAAAAATATCTCGTTATTTTCCATTCTTTATTAAATTTTAAGGAAATAATAAAATATGATCCTTTATTTTTATAACTTTTTAAAAAAGTATCCTTAGAATCTATTAATATTGTTTTATTTTTAACATTTTTAAATTTTAATAACATTTAACCCCCATTAAATATTTTCACACCATTCTTTAGGTTCAATTTCCGTAATATTAAATGTGCACATATAAAGATTATTATATTTTTGTGCTAATTCTATATAACTTTTGTTAAGATTTAAAATAGTATATATTGCTATTATAAGGCATATTGTTACTATAATATTATAAAATTGTTGCATTTTCATTTAGTAATTTCTCCAATTCTTTTCGTTTAGTCTTTAAATGATACTTCGTAAATTTAGACATGTCAAGTATTTCTTTAAAAATGTTTAACGTATCAAACACGCGTTTTGTTAGCTTTTCGCAATCTTCGTCACCTTTAACCCAATGTTTTGTTAGTTTCACAGTATTACCTTTACTTGTATAAATATAGAACCTGTCACCCTCAGACATTGTTTCATCTTTAAGAGCATCACGCACCTTAGATTCATTAGTTCTTTCACTAGTCATGATTGCTTTGGTGTATGTACGTTTAACAGCCCATTGATTGATGTCAGTAACGTTGTTGGCTTCTATTATGTATTTTTCATAGATAGCATTGATTAAGTCGTAGTTAATATCGTTTTCTAAGATGGAAGAAATGATTTCATTCATGAGATTTCGGGTACTTAGCTCTCTTTTTTTGTCTAAAATTGAGCTGCCTTTGTATTTTATTTTACCATCTTCTTTAACCATCACATAGTTTTTTGATCTAATAACTAGGAATTTAGGAAAATAACCATCGTGATCTAATATAACTTTTCCTGGTAATAGTTTATTAATTTCTTCTAACATTAATATTTGGGTTTCTTTTGTTATTTTACTTTGATCGTAATTACAAATACTGATACTATCAGTATCACAGTTAACTAATTCAAAATTATATTTTTTTATCATAATGATACCACCATATATTTGATTATTAATACCTACTCATTTTCAACTTCTTCGGATTCAGTATCTAATTTTTCCTTCCATTTATTTATATCAATTGATGTAAAAAATAGTGTTATTTTATTTAATAATTCTCTAGCATTTCTTGTTATTTCACCAGCGATTAAACTATTATTGAATAATAATCCTTGACAATTCAACATACCATACATTGAATTTGCTGTCTGTTTTTCCATTTGTTCCAAATCTTTATAGTATTTATCATCAGTATCTTTTGCTATTTTCTTATGTTTTAATCTTTCTTCAGCAAAATAATCGGTTAACTTTAGGAAATTTCTATTTGGATCTTTTATTGGATCATATAATTGCCAAGTTCGTATTATTGAGGGGTAAAGCCCAGAAAAATCTAATTTTAACACGTTGCATCTAAATTTAGGCAGTCCGAAACTTATGGCACCTTGTACTGGGGATAGTTCTGTGGTTTTTGGTAATGATTTATTAATTTGTAAATAACTTCTAACCATCATACTATTGATTTGTGATCCAGAGGCGCTTTCCAACATTAATTGAAAAGGTTTAGGACAGTGAATTGTAAAGTAAAAAAAAGATGGTCCCATTAAATCGAACAATTTTAAACTATCGTCACTATCACTTATACAGTACGCCTTAATCTTAACTCTTTCTTCTGGAAGATGCCAATTATCTTTTATTTTACTAGCATCATAAAACTGTCTGTCTTTTTGTGTTAATCCTTCAAATTCTATAATATCTTTTAGTTTATAATTAGGATACTTTCGTTGTATATCATACTTTATCGATAAAAACCAAGTATCCAGCAATTCCCTTCCTTGTATATGTACCTTAAAATAAGTATACTGTTGACTACCATCAACTCTTAGATTCGATGGTCTTTCTTCGAAAGTTAAGTAACTATCATCTCTTCCTAGTTCTAACCCTCCTCCACGATGGTTTAAATAAGGTAGGTCAAAAGAAAAAATATTGTGACCTAGTAATATACTAGCATTCATTTTCCTCACCCAAGAACACCAATCCTCGATCATCTCAGCATCATTCTCATAGTCATCTAAACTAAACAACTTCCTAGTTATCACACCTTTGTTATTCCTATAAGTATTGGAAATCAGTAACACTCTAGCATCATCAAGCTTTGGATCTAATCCTGTAGTTTCAATATCAAACGAAAGTACAGAAACTTCACTAATCTTCATTCCCTTAAAATATGTATAACCATTTCTAACCATGTAACTTTCAACTAAATTAGATATAGAATATACATCAGACTTCTTCTTATAACAGTTAATTCTAGCTACTTTATAATCTTCATAGTCTGAATATTCTTTTAAGTATTTATATGGTTGACTTCCTTCTAAAGTAATATACTTACCAGCAGGCTTAGATGCACCAATAATCCAGTAGTTAGCTTGTTTAACCTGAGTATCTATTGTACCATCTTCTAATTCTCTATAGATATATACCAAATTATCATCGATAGATATATTAACAATACGTTCAGTTGGATCTTTACCATAGATTAAATCTTTATCAATCGACGTAGTTATATCAGTTGTGTCATTTAATTGACACTTGTTATACATAGTTGTATCATTTAATTGTGAGTTATCTTTCTTTTTAGGATTCTTTAATTCATTAAACTGTGATATGTCTTCAAATATGTATTCGTTATTATCTAACGTAAGTATTGAATTTTCTGTAAATGATTTGATTGAAGTGTCTTTAAGATAGTCTAGGAAGTCTTGGTATTCACTTTTAAGTATTTTGTATAACATATAAACCTTTGTTAAAGATTATTATATATGCTTCATTATATGTTAAATTTGGATTATTATCAAGCATTCCTTTTATATAAAGTCACTAGTAAGTTTTAAATTAATATTCATAGTTTTTTTATAATATCTATTTATCTTTTTAGGATTAAACCAAACACACCATCTTTCAAAATCTATATGTTTTTTAATTTTAAAACAGTTAAATAAAAACTTATATATGTAAACTTTAATATAAGAATCACTACCAGATAACCAATGTAAATTATGATATGCAAATTTTATATAAGATTTTAATATAATTTTTTTAACAATATTTTTCATTAACTACTCCTTTTCTTTATATATTTTCTAACTTTATCTATCTTATATTCATAATGAAAAAAGTAATAGTGTATTACTTTAATAAAAAACACACCCACTACTAAAAGTATAATATAACACATCATTACTTCACCATATTAAACCAAGTTTTGTTTATAACCAATTTTATATTTTAAAATAAAACCATTATAAAATATATTATACCCATTTAATTTTTCCTTTTTTAATTCTAAATTTTTAATTTCTTTTGTTGTTTTCATGTTATTCCTTTATTTCTATAGATTTATCTACAATAGCAATTCCTTTATAAATAATTCCTTTAGTTTTTATAGCAAACTCATATGCTTCTTCAAAAGAACTAAATTCTACAGATAGATGTCCTTCGTAATTTGCTAAAAGATTACCAGGACTAGCGTTGTATGCCACAAAATATTTCATAGTAAATCCTTTTCTATAAAAGTTATCTTTTTATCTTCTAAATTACTTATTCTATCCCAAACAAAAATTAAGACCTTATAATTTTCATTTGATTCTAAAATGGAATATGGTCTAATAAATACTTCATTTGATTCCAATATAGAATCTTTATCAATATAAGGATATCTTATCTCATATGTTAATAAATTTCCTTTTTTAATAACATGTTTGATATATTTATCTTTATAAATTTTAGTGAATCCAAATCTATCTTTAAGAGTTACTTTCATGGTAAATCCTCCCTTATATATTTTTCCACTATATCAAAACCATCTTTATGATAAGATTTATATTCATAATCTTCATTTACTAAATAATTTATAAATTGATTAGCTAATTCTTTTGTGCTAAATACTTCAACAAGATATCCATCATATAAAACTATATATACAATATCTATTTTCTGATATCTAACTTCAGTTCCTACAGCTCCTCCACATCCATCTTTACCCATAAATACCCCTAATTATAATTTAATGTACTTATCAATAACAAAACATATCTTTACTTTCTATTACATAATTAGATTGATATAGAAATAATATTTCAGTAACAATTATTTTTTCATCTTTATTCATAATATACATTTTTGTTAACATAGTATAATCATTAAAAGGTAATAATGACATTAAATTAAAATATAAAATCCAACAAGAAACAATCATATTTACCCCCAAGGAAAGTATTGTATAGGAGTTGTTACAAATTCTAAATCTTTAATATCTTCTTCTGTATCTGAATGTATAACATTTCCATATTTATCCATAAAATCCACATTATATATTCTTCCTATTCTACTTTTTATAAAAATAAATTCACATGTAGAATTAGCATTATATCCACCATTTAATTCTAAGCCTGTTTTATCAAACTTTAATTTTGTTCCTTTTTTATAATTTTTCATTTTTTCCTCCATCTATGGATTATTTATATTTTTTATTTATTAACTCTAATTTTCTCTCATACTCTTCTTTGTTTTTATTTTTAGCTATGTTTTGTAAATTTTCAATATTTTTCCAATATTTGTTATTTATTTCTTTTACTTTTAAATTATAATCTTCTTGTAATATAGTTAAAATTAAATTTTTCTCTTCAATAAGTTTTAAAGATTCTCTATATTCATCACTATTTTTATGTTCATTTTGAAGGTCAAATACTTCCTGTGTTCTTAACCACTTCTTTTTTTCTTCATCGGCTTCTTTTTGTCTTTGTTTTTCTGTTAATTTATTACTTCTTTCCTCTTCTTTTATCTGTTCATATGCCCAACTTAGTCCTGAACTCATTTTTTCCTCCATCTAGGTTTTATTATATCATTCTTCCATTTTTTTCTCAAGCAAATTCGGTATGCTAAATGTACATCTTGTATATCCTTAAAATCTGTACAGTTAACAAAATATAATTCATTGTCTGGTATTAGGTTTACGTTAGTCTCAAAATAAGTACTCAAATAGCGACATTTATGTACTTTGTTAAACCTTCTAGTATACTCCTTACATAAAGCATAGAAATGCTCTAGTAACCATTTATAGTTACTTCTAGATGATTTTACTGATATAGTTAATGGATGGTGTCTGTGGGTTAATTTGTAAGGTCCAACACCATTATTTAAATGTATTGCATTTGAAAGTAATTGAGCTGATTCTAAAACTTGTTTAATAACGCGTTTGTTATCTAGATATTTTGCAGATTTAATAGGACAGTTATATGTAGCAAATATTTGCATATAAATCCTTATTGATTATTCTTCCAATTTTTTAATAGTTTCCTCTAGATTTTGTATTCTTTCGCTATAATCTTTTATACTATCTTTACACGAATCTTTTTGATAGTCAACTATATTTTTTCTTAAAATATAATCTAATAAATTAGACTTAGATACATATCGATCTTCAAACATAGAACTGTTTAACCATTTGTCAAATAATTCATTATTACCCATTCTAAATTCTATACTAATTAACCATATTAAGACAATACCAAATAATACCATTCCTAATGTTTCCATAAGTTTATCTCTTTGTTAAAATAATTTATATCCTACCATCTTACAGCATGAAACATAACTTTTTTACCATTTATTGTAAATTCTTCATGTTTTCCTTCTTCTAAAGCAACCCATCTTTCTGTAACCTCTTTCCACTTTACAACATCAGTATGTCCTATACCTAAACATTTTCCATGTTCTTTTAGACATCTATCTATAATTGACTCGTTTATTGTATATGTTAAATTTCCAACAATCTCACCTTTTAATAATTTTTCTAATATTACTTCTTCTATAGGAGTTAGTATTATTTTCATTCTTTGTCCTTTCTTAATCAAAATATGTTGGTATTCCTTTTCTAACCATTCTTATAAATCTCTCAACATCTTCACTATAATACACACATTGATTATCTACTATACCACAAGTTTGTCCATTAATCCACTTAGAAAATTGCTTTAATTCTTCTTTTGTTAATTCTTTTTCTATATCTTCACAAGTATAGTAATCAAAATGTTCACCATTTCTAGCTTTCATATTCATCCTTTTTTAAATCTTTATTTAATTCACAATCTTTACAACATTTTGGAAAATCTTTATTGTATAATAATCCCCAACATCCAAAAAGAGGAGTAGCAGCTTCAGGATAGTCACAATACCTTGGTTGTTTATACCATATTTTTATTTTAAAAATTAATAATCGAATTTTTTTAATAATATTTTTCATTATTCCTTCTCCTTACTAATTTTATACACTTCAACACTTTCTGAATAATATCCATTTGATTCACCGTACCAACGAATGTCAACATAACCCTTTATTGTTGCTAATTTATAGAAAGTCCAAGTAAACGAATCATCATAAGTATTTTTTGGATTTTCATTGTTAGTTGTTTCTTCAGCTAAAAGAATAGGAGAATTCAATAAATCATCTAAGTTACCATTTATATCTTCAATATATACCTTTTCACAACAATCTTGTTCATGATACATTTCGTATCTATCACCATTATCACAATAAAATGTTATAATATCATCTGTGTTATCAATAGCATTAAAAGTAACATTTTTTAATTCTGAAAAATTAATTAATTTTCTAGACATAGATATCTCCTTATTTAATCTTTAAATATAAAATATTATCTTTATCATGTATTGTTTTATCTTCTATTATATGTTTATATAACATTAATTTTTCTTTACCATCAACATTTATTACACAAAAGTCATCATTTTGTGCAGGAAAGAATATCATAATATAAATCATCATTATAAATTGTATAACAATAAGTGAGACAAATGTAAGACTATATTCCTGTGGTACAATCACTAACATAAATAAACATAAAATTATTAACATAAGAATAGTATATACTACATTTTCCATTATTTTTCCTTATAAATTCTTTTAAATGTATCCTCTATTAAATCATCTTCATTAGCATCTAAATAATTACTAAAATTAATATTATCACAAACAATATCATGTTGTCTACAAAATTCTATGTAAATTAGTAAAGTTAATAATTCTGTATGTGTTTCAATTAATAAATCAGATTTAATCAAATCTACAACTTTAAACATATCATTTAGATTTGCAATTTCTATATAATTACCTTCAAACTTATACCCTTTTATGTTATATAAACTAGCTAGAAAATGTATATACTCATGTATTATTGTTGTTAGAATCCAAGAAGAACTTTCTTTTTTATTATTAACATATATAACAGTTGAAGTATCATTTATATAACCAGAAATACCTTTGAGTGGTTTGAATACTATTCTAGGTTTAAGTGGACCTAACCATTTAAGAAGAAGTCTAAGTTTTCTCTTATTTTTCATATTATACTTCTATATATTTTATACAAGCTATATTATTTTCTAAACAACGTAATAAGAATTCTTCTGTTTTAATCTCTGGTTTAACCAAACGTAAAGCATAACTATTTTCCTTAACAGCAGCTAAACATATTTCTTCTGTTTGATGTTTAACAAATTGTAAAGCCATACCATTCTCTTTAACAGCAGCTAAATATATTTCTTCTGTCTGATGTTTAACATATTTCAAAGCATAACCAT